TTTTTTGTACTTGTAAAGGGACAAACATAGTCCAATAGTATAGCTCCTCAGATTTAACTACATCGACCCCTAAATGAGCTTTGCTAGGGTTCGGGTCGTGTACCACTATGCCCTCACTGTTAATCAATACTGCGTGGAATCCTCGCGCAAAAGACCTACTTTTAACACTTGCGTAGATACATCCTTGAATCAAAAACTCCTCACGTAAATCCGCATAAGTTTCTTCTTTATTAGGCGCTAGCTCTCTAGTTCCTTCAACCTCATATCCTTTTGCCTCCATGAAGTCCATAAACTTAAGTAACCACTTAGATGTATCTTCTTCACATACGTAGTCTATGAAGTTAGGTACTTCGTCTAGTCTAAGTTCTAGCAGGCTGGCTACTGCTGCCTGCATACAATTACCTATATCTTTATCTACTACTGTTTGATATACGGGTTTCATTTTGGTTCCTCAGATAATAAAAAACCCAGATACAATACTGGGTTTGGTGTACTTAACAAGGGAGGTAGATTAACCTAAGTTAATGCCGTCAACGTCTGTATTATCGTCTTCTAAAGCTTCTAAAGCTAACTTAGTTAGACTAGATCCAGTTACGTTATCAGCTATGTATTTTAAATCAGATTCAGAGAACTCACCCATGCGTGTACGGAAAGCATTCACAAGAGTTTCTTCAGGCTCACCGCCTTCTTCACGGGCAACGATAGATAGAGCCATATCGGAAGCCTGACGTTCGTGGTCCATAGAAGACTCACTAGATTTACGTGCGCCGTCTAAGTCAAGACCTTCTTCTTCGGACAAGCTGGCGGTTGCTACTGAGCCTGTGGCTGCAAGTACAGAATCGTACTCAGCACGGCATTCAGGACGCTTAAGTGCATCTTCGGCTCCAATAAAACCAAGTTTAGCTTTTTCGTCAGAGACGTTAGCCATAACAATAGTTATAACACCTTTACGAAGTAACGCTTTGAATTCCGTAGAATTAATTAGCTTCTCACGCTGCGCCTGCTCAGTAAGGTCTACTGGAATCCATGTCGCTGGAACCTTAACTGTTTGAGGACTGCCTAACTCACCCATACAAGAGAAAAGTATTTGACCTTTGTTACGCTTCATCGTATTAACGATAAATAAGGCCGAACCTGTTTCATCTTTAGTCTCTTTAATGTAAGTAGATAACTCTACGTTACGAAGTTTAATTTTTTTACTCATTCTAACACTCCTAGCTGTTTAGCTTTTGCTGTTTTTGATTAACACATACGTTGGACATCAAGTTGGACTTTGGCTAATTTCTTAGGCACTAAGTCTAACATGTTTTTTAAATTAACATCGGAATTCTTATTTTGCACGTTTGACTCCATATACTCTTCTAAGATGTTCTCGTCCAGGATGAATCTTAGCATCCAGGGTTTAAACTTCAATCGCTTAATACGTAGAGGGTACGATGATATAAGGTCGTCAACTCTTTGCGATACACCGGCTTCGTACTCAAGACCTTCATCTTCAGGAAACTTTTCATCTATATAGAATATAAAGTACTGTAGTATGATTATATTACGCACCCGAGCTACGGCCAGTTTACGTTTAGTGTTGACATTTCTTTGGGTGACAGGCCCTCCTTTGAACTTATAGTGGTAGAGTTCAATATCAGTAATTGCCTTGCTGCTACTCTCTTTTCTATCAAGAGACAAACAGCCCCTAGAGGTTTCCGTTGTGTAGTATTGGCAACTCCGAATAGAACACTTACCTATGTACGCGAAAAAGTCCTGCTCAGGGCAACTATTTACCTCAGTCGTATTAACTACAGGTATCTCTTGATCTTCGAGTCTAAACTTCTTACGAGCCACGGGTCGTCTCCTTTACAGTTGTTCCAAAGTATATGTTTACAGTTTAGGGCAATCCTTGAACATAGACATAAAGGTATCGAAGTAACTTTCAGTATCAAAGATTTCAAAGTCGTCTATACCGAAATGCTGATGCAATCCATAGACACCTATCAAGGTAGAATCCAGTTGATGTTCAGTAGGTCCTTCATAAGTCTTAGCTTTAGAAGTTAGGCCTTGGTTTTTATACTCATGCTTCAAGTCAAACTTCTTGTTGGCTCTATTCTTCCAAGTAGCAGCAGTAATAAACCGAGGGTACTTAGGACCAAGGTGATTAAACATGCTAGTTATTCTCCCTAAGCCCATATTTATAGCTTCGATTGTACTGCCTCCATTGCCTCTGGATTGAAAACGCTCCATGTAAACAATCCCTATATCAAAAGGATGTAGAAGTTTAGTTAAATTTTCCTCGAAAGCCATAAGCTCCGCTTGGGCTTCAACTACGTTATATAGTAGTTTATCGTGAGCCAACATGCCTGTACCTAATATCTCAATCTCAAGTCTCTTACTGACTAGTTTGCGTTTGTGCTTCTTTCCATCGACCACTATATCCTTATAGGTAATTTCGCTTATACATCTGCCTTTTAAAACAGTGATGGCAAAATTCTTCGTACCGGGATCAGCACTGAACATTGTTATCTCTTCGACTTTAGTTGTCATGTTAAATCCTATGCTCTAAGGTTTTTCAAGTTTGCGACTAATTAGGTCTAGGGCTTTAAGCACTTCATCCATCTTATTGAAAGACTCAGCAACCTGTTGAGCATTACGTATGTTAATCTGCTGCTGTTTACTGTTGAATTCTTTAACTTGCCTAGCTAAGTCTTCTAGTTGTAGTGCTTGTAGCTTCTGTTCGGTTATTGAGGAGTCAAAACGAGATATTACCTCGTCAGCCTTATCCTGTAGTTCTTCCTGTTGATCTTTAATCAACGCGGTTTCTTCGGCACTTTTCTGTATAAACCTCTCGGTAGAATCTTGCGCCTGCTTTAATTTCTCGTCAAACACCTGAGACTGTCCATTAATCTGGGCTGCTACTATTTCCCGATTAGCATCCTTCATTGTAGTGACTAACGTATTAAGCATATCTGGATTGATGCCTGTCTGGGCTAAAACTGTATGAATACCTGTAACCTGATTTCCTATATCTCTAAGAATCTCAGTGTCTCTTTTCTGTAGCTGTTCTATGCTACCTTTAAGACTTACGTGTGTATCTTTGGTGTTAGCCCAGACTGCACTAACTCCCCATACACTTAAAGCACTAGTTATTCCTAAGATAGAAATCAATAGAGGTACGCCTTTTTTCATCTTACCTTTATTATCCATAATACCAAAAATCATATTTAGGTTCTCGCATTTATTAGGTATAGTATAAATTACGTCCTTATCTTCTAATTTATATTCATAATCACAAAGAGTAAGGGTTTATTTATGACGTGGATAAAACGAGGAGCTGCCAGAAGGCCTAGGAAGAATGCTAGAAACTTCACACAAGTTTCCGCACAGAAAAGAATGGACGAGACAGTAGACGCATTCCACCAGAAGATTGAGAATGCTTTATTTGTTAACTCCAGAGCGGCTATAATATTTAAGCAAACTAAAATAGGAATGGGCCGACCGTGCACATGTAACAAAGTAGAGTCACTAGGAGAATACGATGAAGTCATGGACGTTGATTCGGATGATCTTCAAGAAAGAACTAGAGACGCTTCACCTACCGCCCCTATACTTGCGCCGCAGTCAAGTCCCATGGATGGCGTTGAGATTAGGGTAAATAATGACAATTTCTTCGGAGATATAGGCATAGCTGAGAAACATGACCACATAGGAGATGCTGACCAGAACGGTGCCATAGAACTAGGGGACTTAAATAGAGATAGTAAATTGTATAACTTAGATCACATGGACAGAAGCTCTATTGAGGACCTAGACCCAGCACTGCAAGCTATATATGAGGAGAATATATTCTCAGGTGCTACACTTAACTGTGGTATTTGCTTTAGGACAGGGTTTCAGCCCGGCTTCGAAGTACCAGGATATCACTATGAAGTTAAAACAAACTACGATATAGTGGATTCACGAGGCTATCACGTAGACGTGTCGGCACACCCTGCTCAGTTCCAGAAGCAAGCAGAGGATGGTTTCATCGACTTCGAAGTGCTGGTGCCTTTGTTTTACACGGAATGTACGTTCAGTGTTAGAGATAACGAAGATGTCCTGGGGCGTGTTCTTATATATGAGGCAGGGGATGACTCAACTAGCAAGAAGCCTATAAGTAAAGAGTACTTTAATGAGTTCAGAGGTAAACATGTACGTATTAGGGTATATGAAAGTAACTTCACCCATGTATCTATCTGTTTCGATTTAGGCATGGAACCTATTTATGTTAACCTTAGTGAAGAGGCTCAGACTCTAGACTTTGAACGTGATATAACCTCAGGCAACCCCACTGTTATCTTACCTGCCCGTATAGGCGTATTAAATGTAGGAGATGTCATTATTATACCCGATAGAAACTACTCGTTGAAAATTACGGATGCTCCGCGTAAGCAATTAGCTGACCGAGTAATAATTGAATGGGCTGTTAATACTAGGACATTGCAAACCAATGAGGCGTTACGGAATATCCATAAGGGATATAAGCTAAAGTAAATCTAGATAATAAGAAATGATCTACAATAAACTGGTCATTTTTTGGACGGTCAGGTTAAATAATTTTAGTTTGAAAAACCCCCACGCTTAGATTGAGCATATACGTACGCCTGTGTAGCATATAGGGCAGTATAGGTCGACTAAAACTAAATGGTTAATGTAATCAACCACTTACGATTTATTTTACACTAAAATTCAGGAAAAAGCCAACCCGGAATTGGCAGATATAGCATTCTACGTGGTTTAGGGTATAGCAGAGTACTTCTACCGTACGCCGGGGTCTAGATCGAGGTTTCTAAAAAGTTGGTTTAGGGCATTCTGTAAAGTGAGTGCAACGAGTATGATGTTCTAAGCCATCAGAAACAAAAGACCACAAGGGTCCAAAGAGAGAAAAAAGAAAGCACGATCAGAACGTCGAGCGGGGAACCCGCTTGACGACAAACGCGATTAACAAAGAAACAATGCAAAACCCCGCAGACGATTACAACGATGCAAAGACCCTTGAGAAAACGGCGAGAAGGACCATTGCGCCCTTAAAAGGACCTTCGGTTTTACCTATTAAAAGGAGATCTAAGTACCTTGGTTCTCAATAGACTAATGGATCGTTTTCGGTAATAGGTTTATTGTTTATTGGGAGGTTTAGTTAAGAAAGAGATCGACCAAAGGTCTCCTCTTCCAACGGAGGTACCCTCCGACTATTATCTTTCTGTAAAGTATAATCATTAATATGATAATGATAATAGAGATCTCCTTATGGCTATTTCCCGCGAGCCCCGCGCTGCCTTCCCAAAACTCACACTGCAAGCAACACGCTCCCAGATTAAAGTACTACGCAGTATGATAAAGCGTGCCTCTGAAATATACGTATGGACTATTGAGAAACACCAGTCTAACTACTTCACTGATGATAGCCAGCTACCTATTTACATCGACAGACTCTACGCTAATGATCCACTTGAATGGTTTCCCAGAGAACTTTTCTTAAACATCTTACGTCGAGGTAGAATGCACTACTTATCCTCGCCTGATGCAAAAGCCCAAGTCCCCAGAGGCTGGAGCTTACCTTTCCAATTCAAAGACTTCAAAGTACGGTCATTAGGTATAGACTTTACCTTACTGGAAGAAGTTCCCCACCTTGAGAAAACCTTTATACCCTCAACTAATACAAACAAACAATTAAAGTTAAGCGAAGCCATGACCACTGGTTGGTGTCTTTTAAAGTACACTAAATTTAATGACCAGCTCCGTATTACACACGAACGATTCCGTAATATGGGCATGCGCTCCGACGTAGTTGCAGAAGATACTATGTGTTACGGATCTATCTCAATAAGCACCAAGGAGCTAAAGCTACTGGAGGACACAGCTAAGATAATAGGACCTGTCCGTAAGATTATTATTAATAGTATGTTCGACCACCACGAAGCAACTGGTAAATACCCAACATGGAATACTATTAAGAAAGAGTTACCCTTGATTAAGCACCAACTAGACTCGTCCCAGTTAGAGTTGTACTCTGCGGCCATCAGTGCCTCTTTCTATCATACGGCTATGCAGGCCTTACATAAATTTCATACTGAGGGCGATGCTAAGTTCTGGTACAGCGCCTTGGATAGAGTTAGCTTGTTAGTCGAGACCCCTGCCAAATACCTAGAGCGCGGTTCTATACACATACCTAAATTTGCACGTAGACCCTACATGACCTATAAGCGCCAGCTCTACTTAAACATAGAGGAAACTGTAAAGATACCCCATGTTATCTGCTTGTATCTAAGTAGATCTAATAATGATATAGATCGCCACCGTATTAGGTTTGGTGTATATCCAACTGACCCAAATAGGTTTAATAATGTCATATAGAGAATGGCTAAATGAGTTAGGAACGCTCATACGAAAAAATACTACGAATAATCGTGGTTGGAAAAAGTGGGCTGACTGGAGAGAATACTTTGATAATGATGCCTCACCTGAAGAAGCACTTGAAGACGCAGGAGTAATATCTTAATGAATACCGCAAAACTTTTAGTCGTAATCGATATCCATGACTTGGTCGCCGACACACCTAGACTTGTCACAAGCGCTGCTGACTTAGTTGAGACATACGGAGGCACTGCACCTAAAGACAACCGTAGTTTCTGGGGTGCTATCGAGGTCATCAATCATATCTCACCTGCCAGTATGATGTTTGTTATCAGCAGCGATAAGTTTGTTGACTACATGAATGACTGTAACAATAAACGTGAAATGGAATTTACTTCCATCATGGCTCAGAACTTGAGTTACGATTATGGACAGAAGCAGAATCTTATTAGCTGCGTAGCCCGACTGGATGCAACCCAGTCACTATTAAGTGATTTCGTATTAATGATAGACCTACCTGAGGAAAACCAAAATGGCTAAGACACAAGAGCTTTCAACCATAAAGAAGAAAACTAAGTTAACCAAGAAAGCTAAAACCTCTTTAGCTAATCAGGGTCCTTCTATTAAATACAGCAAAGACGACTACGTTATTATCAAAGCAAATGGTAAATATAAGTTAGGTACAGCGTTTGCTAAAGGCCGTTTGTTACTTGAAGAAGGCGTAGAGGATGATGATACATCTATTACTCTCGACTTTGAAGAAAACGATGTTGTGGCATGCCTAGGTAAGAATCCTCCAGTAGGCAAAGATGCCTTTGGATGTAAGCTTGAATTCTACGATCAGACATTTACCGATAAGCATTGGGGTCCCATTCATTTCTTCCGTAAGATTGAAGACGAACGTGAGATGAAATACCTCAAACAAGTTCTGAATAAGGCCTATAGCGTTTTATCTGAACATAAAGCCAGCAGATTCTTACCTCTTACACGTACGGATCTGCGAATGGCTAAAGGTAAATATGCAGGTATGTATAGCTTCAATTACAAACGTGGTGACAAGATGACATTACGTCCTGTCGATATGAAAGATCGTAAGTATATGCTGTACGTTATCATCCATGAAGCTGGCCATGGTGTCTGGTACCGTTGTGTTCCATCTGACGTTAAAGTTATTTGGACTGACTTGTTCCACAAACGTGTTCGTCTGCATACTTCTACCGAGAAGCAGTTGAAGGCGATGGCTAAAGCCTTGGTTAGCTACGATGATTTTAAATCGTATGCCAAAGATGAATGTGACGAAGACGATAAGAAGGTTCTTAAAGAAGCTTTCGCCTACGTTAAACGTGTCCATAAGTTAAATGAGAAGCAGCTTGAAGCCTTAGTTAAAACTAAAGGCGGTAAAGCAATTCTAGATTATTGGCCTAAGAGTGCGGATGTTGGTTTAGTAAGCCCGGACGTAACTGAGTACAGTATGGAATCTGTTGAAGAATTCTTTGCCGAATCATTCGCGTACTTCCTGACTAAGAAGTCTTTACCTAAAGACATCACTAAAGAAATGGAACACACGCTTAAGAACTTAATTAAGGATTCTGAAGGTGGATAATTTAATCGAGCAATCAAATGAAGACTGGGTATCTACACCTGACGTCAATCTCCCTAAGGTAAGAAAACCGAACGTAACTTTTACAGAGACCGACAAGTCCAGTGTTAGACCTTGCGGCATGGATTTTTCCACACTGGAGCAACGTGTACTTGAAAAGGGTATGGGCGACCTAGTCGCATCAGGACGACGTTGTGGTAAATCGATTACCGCTGTTATACACCAAGCGACACTACTTAATAATAAGTACCAGATGCTTTATCACTACGGTCCTCGTAAAACTCCTGAACTGACTTACGTAGCCCTGAACACTGCCTTCAATAATCTAAGTAAGAATAGATTGCCTCGGGGTGTTGCCCGTAAGATTGCTAAAATAGAACGAGCGCAGTCGGTTAAGGTTAAAGAGGACCTACGCGTTCTAGAATTCTTGACCGAACGTAGAAAACAATTCATGTTACAGAAACCTATCTGCATCTGCGGTAGTAATCAAGTAGAACTCCTCTCGGTTTCTGAACACGGTTCGTGGAAGTGTCGCTCTTGCTTATCTAGATGGCGCACTACCATTACTGCTCGGCTTGTTGTTGAGCGTCCAGCTTACGAAATAATAGACGAGGTCCAAAAATGGTTAATATAGATATTCTTAATTGCAGTCCTTATGATCTATTTAGATACTATAGTGTGTTCTTTGAAACAAGTGACACTAAGATACCTTTAGTTGAAGGTAAACCTATGTTGTTGCTTTATATGGGTTCTCAATGTAAGATTGACCAAGCATTGCCTAGACCTATAACAGGAAAGCCTGGCGTGTTTACTATGGAACTACCTAGCATGAAAATCTTTGACTTACGTAAGCTTGCCGAAGAGTACTACATGTTCGGTATATTCTTTAGCAGGAACATAATGAATGCTCCCGAGGAATTGTTCGTCCGTAATCACACCGCCCAACTCGATAAATACTTAGAGGCATTCGCTGACTGCCCTCGCTGGACATACAACTCGGTACTAGGCCAAAAGAACATGACGCCTCCTATACTACCTGCAAATATGGCTTTAACTAGTACAAATAGACTTAAAGCCTTTGCTATGTGTATGGAAGATGATAAACCTATGCACTTACAGGCTCAGGTTGGGGTTAATCAACACTGGCAGATGGGAGGACATATATTCAATTCTGACAAAGATGCTATCTACGGCATAGCTTTAAGGCATCCACAAGCATCCACTCAACTTTCAGTACCTCTAAGTTGGTTATCCGATAAAACTAACCAAACCAACCCTGATAAAATTATTGAGACTATTTCAATTGAAATGCAAGGAGGTATATGTGAAGATTAACGTAATAGTCGCCGTAAGTGAGGACGGCTATATAGGTAAACCCGATGGAAGCTTGCCGTTTAGACAAAAAGGTGATATGCTTCGTTTTAAATCTCTTACTAGCCTTCGTCCTATTATCCTAGGCCGTACTACATTTGATACGCTTCCTTTTGTTCTGCCTAAACGTGATCACTTTGTTATTACCTCTGACCCAAGGCGCTTTGATACTTCCTGCGTGAAGAAGGACGTAGAGTGGCCACAGAACGTATTTAGATCTGGCTCTTTCTTAAAGCTAGAGCAGCAACTATCTTACTACAGCGATAAGACTGAGTGTGACTATTCAGAAGTATGGGTAATTGGCGGCGGAGAAATATACAAGCAAGCCTTTTATTTTCTAGACATCAACCAAGTAGAGCTTACTTTAATACATACAACGTTTCCCGAAGCTGATGGCACGTGGGCACGTTTTGAACTACCTGAAGGTTGGGTGGAGCAGAAAAAACAAACAATGCCTGCCGATGCAGACAACGAACATCCCTATTCTTTTATTACGTACAGACGCGAGGTATAGCATGTCAGATTCAATCAATTATTTAAGAAGTAACATAAACGAAGTACTGTGTTTCAAGTTAAAGAATGGACGTACCATTTTCGGTAAGCTTGAATCAATTTTAGATAAAAGTAAAATTAATAAAGAGCCAGAATCACCTGATCTTAAAGTTGTTGAAGATTTCGAGATAATAATAGCTGCTCCTATTGAGATGGTTACTGCTATTATGCCTACTCAACAAGGTCCCGCTCCTATTGAAATGCCACTACCTTATTTCTCGGTGTCTCCATCGTCATCTATTCCGTTTATGAAAGATGAATTGTCTATGATGGCCGAGGCAACTAAAGAACTTGCGGATACGTGGTTGAGAGCTAATACTCCTATTGACTTAGAATCAAAAATACAGTTGACATAATATGGAACTATATTTCACAGGTTATAATGGTGAGCTTCCTGTAGCCCTTTTTGATTTAGACGAAACGTTAGGTTCTATATTGCCTCAGCTTATTTCTGTGGTTAACGAGAAGTATAATGCCTGTCTTGTTTATGAAGATATTACGGATTTAATATGCTTCGAGGAAATACTAAACATACCTAGACCTATCATCCTAGCTGAATTCAATAGAGTCGGTCTATTAAGAATGTTCAATTGGTACGAAGAAGCCCGTGAGTTTGTACTAAGAGTCCGTAACGGATATGTGTTTGATGAACGTTGTCATATTGCCATAGTGACTAGTAGAGGTAACTACTGGGAAAACTCGGTGTACCATACAATTAAGCAGATTGAACGTAATTTAATACCGAATGATTCTATAGCCATTCTTGATTTCCACATGGACAAGATTGATTGGGCGAAAGCGACATTCGGATCAAACTTAAAGTACGTGTTTGAGGATTCCCCAAAAGCACTCACGGACAGTTTTAATTCAGATATACTTACGTTCAAGAGTGTGACACCTTACAACAGGCACATTCGGACACATGGAGAATTCTGTGCGTCTAAGAACACCTTTACACTGTACTGATGCAAGTACGAATACTAGTCACAGGTTCCCGGGATGTACATCCCAATTGTATTGGGAAAGTGTGGCGAACACTAGATAGTTTAGTTACAAAAGCTGCTTTAAGGGAAGGTACGACGGCTAAAGATGTGCTGATGCTCGTAGGTGACGCCAGAGGTATAGACACTTGGACAATAATGTGGTCTAGATCTCGTGGTATAAAATACAAAAAGTACGTAGCAGATTGGGACACTCACGGTGATGCCGCAGGTTGTCTGAGAAATACAGACATGGTAAGACGGGCGCATTACTGTATAGGGTTCTGGAATGGCATATCAACAGGGACTGCCGACGCCATTATATCCTCCCGTAGTAAACGAATACCTGTTAAGGTAATTGATATTTATTAAGAGGCAACACATGACTAAATTCACCACTCCATTGATAGTAGAGCACTTAGCTGACGGTAAAAACTTTAGAGTACATGAACCTTTTAAGTTTTGGTTCATGTGGCCTTTAGAGGCTGCACCTGAAGATCAGCAAAAAGTTGAGCTTGAAGTCCACGAGAACTTTATTACTGATTTTGCATCTATACCTAGACCTTTATGGTGGTTATACAATCCCACCGGGCCTTACGGTAAAGCTGCTGTTATTCATGACTATATCTACAGGAACGTCTTCCTTCTACGGCCGGACGGTAAGCGTTATACAAAACACGAGGCTGACTTAATATTCAAAATAGGTATGTCTGTCCTCCCTGTTAGTAAGTTGACGAATACCCTAATGTATTACGCAGTCGACCTATGTGGATACTCTACCTTTGATAGTTACCGTAATTTTCAGTACGCTCACCTATGTCCTATGGATAAAGTAGTACGTAGAGATAATGTATATGAAGACCAGCGTGACGCTGAGCTAACTGTAAAGTATATAGTAGGCGACCAGCTATCTTTCGAAGAGGTCCCTGGTTTCTATCTACGATCCTCCTACAAAAAGGTAAAAAGACATGAAAACATTATTAATATTAAAGAACGCAGTAAGCGGGGACAATTGTAACTTACAGTTCTCCGGTGCTCAATTACGTGAGATTATTAATCTTCAAGGTGAAGCCAATGATGTAATGTCAACGGCATGGCGCACAAGTACTAACAACGAAATCCCATACTACCGCGCAGGTCATGTGGAGGTAAGTGAGTTGCTTATGCACATTGGTTTCAAATGGTGGAAGAACGAACACCCCACCGAAGAAGCCTACAAAGCAGCGCATGACCAAGCAGTTATGGAACTTGTTGATATTATGCACTTTGCCGCTTCTGATACCTCCCGTACGTTAGGTGATACTGAAATCCAAGACGAAGACGTAGAAGTATTCTATCCACCAATCTATAACATTGGCCGTTTTTCTAATAGACAAGTAGATGACGCTAATCCTGTTACTTACTCTGAGATGACTATACAGGACCTTTGTGAGCAGATGATCTACTCATATTTACGTGATGGTATTTGTTATTGGGCCTACGTTAACGTTATGGGTGAAGCTCTTGGAGTTACTGCCGATTACTTATACGGCGTTTACTTAGGTAAGAATACTTTAAACAAGTTCCGTACTTCTAACGGCCAGAGAGAAGGCACGTATAAGAAGATATGGAATGGCGTTGAGGATAACGTTTACTTAACTGGATACTTACGTACGAAGGAATTAGAAGGCGTACCTGTGACGGCTGAATGTATAACTACTTATATGACTGGCACGTATAATGCTTATAAAGAACGTAACCTCGTAACTTTAGGGTAACTTACATTTAAGTTTTATAATTTGATACTAATAGTCCAGACAACGGAGTGTCTGAATTTGAAGCTGTGGCTTATTGCTACAAAGTCTGATTATGGCAATGCTTCATATTGAACCGTTTTAGCTTTTGTGGGTTCAATTAAACAAATACGGTAGGGACCTAGGTCCCTACCCATCAACCACTTACTTATTAGTATAGTGGTTTTTTTAGGTCTCCAGCTCGACTCAAACTGTAAATATAAGATACGTTAGACTATATCTGAGTGACAAATACATGACCACTAAAAAGAAAATCAGTACTTCCAAAACACCCAAGCTTAGAATTACTAAGAAAGTCCCTTCCCGTAAATCACCAAAGTCAATTAACTTTCATGAAAAATATAGACCGCCAAACATAGGTGGATTACTAGGCCAAGATGCTATTCAAAAGACCGTTAATGGTTGGCAGAAATCTGGCAACTACCCTAGCACTATTATGATTACAGGCTGTACGGGCAGCGGTAAAACTACTACAGCGCGAATGATACACTTTGCCATCAACTGTGCGGACGACGAAGCAGGTCAAGCATTAGGTAAGTCACACCCAGATTACAAAGAACTTAACATGGGTGAGCTTGGTCGAATTGAGGACGTACGTAACATGTTAAGTACGGCAGACGTTGCTCCTCAGATAGGTAAGAAGCGGATTATCGTTCTCGATGAATCACACTTGATGACAAAAGCAGCAAGCTCCGCATTACTTAAACCCCTTGAAGAACCTGCGCCTGACACCATTTGGATATTGTGTACTACCGACCCGGAGAAGATGTTACCTACTGTTCTTAATAGATGTACCCAACTTTCAGTCAAGCCTATAGCTTCTAGTATCATTAAGAAACGTTTGCAGCAGATTGTGATTAAAGAGAAAGTACCATTCGAGTCTAAGAAGAAAGCAGGCGAAGCTTTAGGCATGATCGCCAACTTCTCAGAAGGCCAGATGCGTAAAGCATTATCACAACTGCAATCCTTAGTAGGTGCAGTCGATAGTGGTGAAGCCTTTGACTCTAAATCGGTGTTGTCTCTTTATGCCTCGACGGGTGAAGCGAGCTTAGATGCACAGGCAGTTGATTTGCTTATAGCTATGTTATCTTACAACTTATCGGGTGCTATTACTCTATGTAACACCAACGATAACCCTAGAGGTCTTGTTGCTAAGATGCAGTGGTTGGTTGATTGGGTTATCCAAAGCAATACGGGTACTATGAAGTTTAGTCCTTATATTGGTAAGCTTTTCAATCAAGAGAAAAAGAAAGCTCTTTCTGATAAAGAAACTAAGAAAGAGTGGGACGATAGCTTCCAGTTACCTAACTTGATTAACATCATGGACGTACTCCTTCAAATAACTATTACGTGGAACACGGCTGGTATCAGTGAGCGTATGCTACTTACTACTTGGATTGCTAAAGTAATTGCTAATGATTATGACTACACGGTGAATCGCTAATGACTGTTCAATTAGGTAATATATTAGAAGCTGGTCTAACTAAAGACCATCTCGCAACAAACGCAGAAACGTGGAGACATATTTGGTTTGTCCAACGTTTTATTCAACATGGTCTTAAGTCTATACTGGACAAACATTGTGGGGGTGAGGATATTATATCCTTGATCAATAGAGCTATAGATGATCCTATATCTTATCTTAAGCTCACTCCTAATAGTGATCTGTATGCTATATCCGTCAACACAGAACTGATGTTCCGGGGATGTAACCGTAATGCTAGAATGGGAGTTGTACTAAAGTCTCTACTTGACCGCTGCATTACTCACGACCAAAGTAAACTCGTTGACCCTGAGGTACACACATTTGTTGAAGTAACTCCTAAGTTAAAATTAACTACCTTTAATAGTCCTGAGTACAATCAGTTACGTGAAGAAATGAAACCTGCATTGGACAATCATTATAGACAGAACAGGCATCATCCTGAGCACTATGAGAATGGTGTCCGTAGTATGACTTTGATTGACGTACTTGAAATGCTTTGTGATTGGTTAGCTAGTTCCTTGAGGCAGCCTGAAGGCTGTATTGAGAAATCAATCCTCTTTTGCCAAGAACGTTTCAGCTTCGATGACGGCTTAGCCGAGGCACTTCGACTTACTGTAAACTATCACTATAGTCTTGAATATCATAGAGACCCTCGGGACTTCTACGCGCAAACCCTTTAGGAATAATAATGAGCGATCCAATCCAAAAGATTATCAATCACATAGACCATGACAAGACTTTCTGTTGGAGCACGAATGATCTTATTAAAGGCTTCGATCCTAGCATCTTTGTCCAAGAACACGTAGGTAAGTCTTCTCCCTCGGTAATTAGCAGGATTCTACATACTGCTGGATACACTTCGGTTGAGTGCCGTGACCTAGATCGAGGTGACCCCATCATTATAACTAATGGACGTAGTATACTACATGGTGTAATTGTACTAGTGACTCCTGAAGGAGACCAGCATATTGACCTCCATAGTGACTGGACCTACTCGAACGATGTGGGCACCTTTGGTTTCCCTAAAGGCACTCGCATACTTAATCCTTTTCAGTACTCACCTCTCAATAAACCACCCCTCGGAGTTATGCCTCGTTGGATGGTTTTGCAGAACAGGAACAGATGTATCTTAGACGCCCTTGGTAATTACAATGATTCTAGTTGGTATAGTTCTGCTACCGAAGAAATGCTTACGGAGTTCAGCTTGAATACGAAAGAGCTCCATGGGATTAAGCACGGAGCTACTTAATGATTAATCTACACAACATACGTTTGACTGATGTTGTTTTGTTTGAGCAGGAAAGTATTCCTATCGACCAGAACAACGGGCTAGTTATAATTCAAGGTATGAATTATGATAGTGACGAACCGGACAACACTAACGGCGCAGGTAAGTCACTTGCATTTAGTGCCTTAGCCAATATCAGGTTCGAAAGTACACCCATCAGTAATAAAAAGAAAAGCAAGAAGGAAGTCTTACTAGGTAAGAAGTCCAGTATCGGCATTGAATATACTGCCAGTGACAATAACAAATATTTAGTTGAGCAGTTCCCTGGTTCATATAGCGTTTGTATTAACGATAACGACCAAAGCATAGCTAAGCAAGAAGTAGCTAAGAAGTTCTTAGAGACAACGTTCCCTATATCGGAACATGAATTCTATTCTACGTGTTACGTACAGAACTTAAAGCCGCTTTACTTTCAGGTAGAGACTGATACTAACCGATTGAAGTTTGTTACCGATGTGTTTGAATTGGAAGTATATGATAGAATCCGTAAACACATGTCTGTTAAAAAAGGCGAGATTAAAGATAAGGAGATTGAGTATACCACGCTTGCTGGTCAGCTTGATGCTTGTCTACAGCAGTTGAAACGTCTTGACTGGAATCCTGATAGTACTAAGAGAGCTAAGACCTTATCCTCAGATATTAAAGAACTTAAATCCAAGTTATCTAGGTTATATAAGAAGCAGCAGAAGATTGAAAGTCTACTTGATGATATTGATGACCTCAAAATACTGCAAAAGAAAATAACCAAACTCAAGAAACAATTACCTGATCGTAAGAATTTGAAGGATTACTTGGAACGTCAAGCATCGTTGCATGTAGAGTATGCCAAGTACTCTGACCGCAAAGAAAACTATGACCAGTTAAGTTCCTCAATTACAGAACGTATCGCCTTACTTAAGGAGGAGCTCGGAGATACCCCTCTAGTCGATATAGATGTACTGCGTAAAAAGTACGATACCGTTGATAATAAGCTAGATAGCATTGAAGGCAAACTTAAAAAGGCTCGTAAACATAACGCCTTACTTAAGGAAACGCGTGAAGCATTAGATGACCAAAAAGAAAGTCTCAAGAAGTACGGGTATAAGAGCGCCAAGGCAGTTCCTAAAGATGCAGATGGTTTTGACCTGTCTTTAGCCAGCCATACTATTCGTATTGCTGAAAACTTAGAGCACCATGAACATGCAGGCGGAGAGAAGTGTCCTACATGTGATAGTACTATAGACGTCGATTCTATTCTTAGCCTGGCCGATAAAGCCCGCGAGCAGCTTAAGAAGCACGCCAACTTAATAAAAGCTATCGCACATGCCACTGAGATTAAAGCATTGGTTAAGATGCTTAACGGGTGGGAAGGCCCTATTGATACAGTCGGACTCAAAGATACAGAGAAGAAACTACAGAAGAAACTTAAGGCCATCGAACAGCAAGGCAAGTTAGTTAAAGATTGGAATCATCAACAGGAAATGCTAGGACAGTTGACTAAACCTAAACGCCCTAAGCAGAACCCTAGTAGTAATCACAATGCCGATGAAGTGGAGGCTTTACTGGATACTTTAGATAAACTTACTTCTACTCGTAAAGAGTTGGCTACACTTGAGAAGCGTTTTGATGGCATTGATATAGGAGACATCGATGGAGAGTCCGCTAAACTAATTAAGAAGATTGACGGGTATAACTCGACGCTAGACGAAGCGCAAGATCAATACAGTGCTATCTCAATTAAGAAACGGGAGTATGAAGTCCTGTTCGCCCAACAAACTCAGTTAGAGAGTAAGCTTAAAAAGATTAAGCCTATTATAAAACAGAAGAAGTTGATTGAGTACTTGTATAAAATGTATGGCGCAACTGAGTTCAAGCTTCAAGCCGCAGCGCAAATATTGAAACTTCTTGAGAGTGCCCTAAATCAATACAGCGGTTTAATATTCCCCGAAAAGGTTAAGTTCAAACTCGAACCGTCTTCTCGAGGCATCAGTGCTACGTATAGAACTTCTAAAAACGGTATATGGGCCGACATACGACACATGAGTGGCGCGGAGCGTAATTGTTTTAGATTGCTATTCGTTGTGGCCTTACTTCCTATGATTCCTGAATCAAGACGTACCAATTTCATTGTACTAGATGAACCTGATGCAGCATGTTCAGCCGCGGTTAGACGTAGAATGATAGAAGACTTTTTACCTAAGCTACGTCAGATTGTTCCTCACATATTCTGGATAACACCTAAGCCTGCCAACGTGTTTAAAGATGCCGAGGTTTGGGTAGTTGAGAAACGTGACGGTAAGAGTACTATCAATATAAATTAAATACACTAACCACAAAGGAATCTATATGCAATTAATAGGTGTTGGCAATCATAGTCCCGAGCAGGTCATTAGCTGGCTGACCCGAAAAGGACATAAGTCTGTAACTGTAGTACCGAGCGGAAAGATATTAATCCCAGATGACTCTAGGAAGTACAAGCGCATTATGATATTTTCCACATATCGCGATTTTAGACGCAACTGGAAGTTAGTAGGTTCTTCTTCCTTTTCTTCGAAAGTATTCTTTGTACATGGTACTCCTAGTAAGCTTCATGAGTTCGACCAGATGTTCTATTCGGACTTCGACCCAATTCGCGGACAGCGTAGTTTTGGATTTAAACTACATAGTAAGTTTAAAGAAATTAACTTGAAGAAGATAGGTAAGGACGAACCTACTAGGTCTAAAACTAGATACTTTATGCCAAATCTAATAGAGGCCGTAAAGCAAGGAAGCCTACTAAACAAGTTAATGAGCGCCATCTATACTGTAAAAGGTTCAAGTAACCAAAAGTTGTTAACGCTTACAATATGTCAGTGGTTGTACGGAGGGGAAAGTCCAAACCTACTGCGTAAGCGCATCCAGAATTATGGAGGTCAGCTCCGTATTACCGAACTTATGTGTAATCGCTTTGATGATATCCTTTTAACTGAAATAGGTTTTAGCTTCCAAGAAGCATTCGAAGAAGTTATCGACTATAAGAAGAGAGGAAAGGATGTACCTTTCAGGGAGATAGGTCAGAGCTACGGTATTCCTGATTTTGAGCTTAGATACATTAACGTTAAACTGGATAATGAAAGGACCAACAAAACCACTATAGACCAACGCACACAGAAGTCCATTAAATAGGCATATAGGGGGCACTGTGACAGTACATATAAATAAGGACGTATATTAAATGAAAAGAGATTTAACCTGATGCTACACTTCTTATCAACAAGTGACTTCCATCTTGATGGTTTAAAAAAGTTATTCCCTAATGACCATATACAAAGGCAGATTGCGGAAGTTGAAAAAATATTCCAATACGCGATGAAGAACGGGATAAAGCATGTGTTTATACCGGGCGACATAGCAGACTCCTATAGCATGTCATGGGAAGCTTACTTCGGTTTAGTTAATCTGCTTACCAAGTATGACGGCCTACTAAACATTTACTATCTACACGGTAACCATGACTGGGAAGCTGAGAAGAAAACAAGTTTAGACTTATTAAACTTGATGTGCCTAAACAACATGTTTAAGACTGTATTCTTATATGCTAATCCTGAGCAGATTGAAATTGACGGCATCGTTATAAACATGTTATCCTTCCCAGCAAAGAAAAGTATTAAGAACAAGAAGCCCTGCCTAAACTTTGTCCATGCCTCATTCGACGGAGCTGTCGGAGACAACGGCAGGACGTTACGGGTGAAGACTGAAATTGAATGTAACCCGCGCGACTTCACTATAAGTGGTCATATACATCAGTACCAGTACTTGAAGACTAAGCGTGTTTTATACAACGGTAACCCCTACCAGAAAAACTTCGGTGAGTCATTACCTAAAGGATTTATTGAGTGCAAAGCTAAGTACGTCAATAAGAAACTGGTAGTCAAGCACAAGTTTATTAACAACCATCCTGACTTTACTTTGGAGTCCCGCATCATTAGCAGCCAGAAAGATTTTACGGAGTTGAGTACCAGTGACTCTGTTCGCTATCGTCTGTACGTTGACCCTAGTGTTGTAGTACCTTCCGACTTAATGGTGAAGTATCCAAACATCAGGCAGTTGTTTGATTCGCAAGGTAAGACTAAAATTAAAGAGCTTGATTGTGCGGACGAGTTTAAGCAGCAGTCCGTTGACATACCTAAGATAGACCCTACATTCAAGTTAGCTTCTTCTATGAAGAGTGCTGGTTGGAAGAAGAGAGACTTCGACAAAGCGAAAGCCTTAGTTAAAGAGGCAATGCAAACTAACTATTAGTTTATTTTAAAAAGCCTAGCCTTCGAAAGTTGTCTAGGCTTTTTTAGGTGAGCGGCATGATATTAGAATACTCTAGTTGGATGATTAATGTGCGCTCAATTCTTCCGAATCTTTTTTAGCAAATGCCTCTTAATTTTCGTAAATAGTAGTACACCTATGTAATTTCATACTAGACAAGACGAAGATCAATCCCGGCTTAATGAATGGGATTTCGGATTGTCGTTAACTCATTCGTTAAACTACAAATACTTAAAGGAGCCTATCATGGCCGTTAAAAAGAAAGCAGCACCTAAGAAAGCAGCACCTAAGAAAACCGCAACTAAGCGAAAAGCAGGCGTTGGTTCAAAATTCAAAACTACTAATGCACCTACAATGAAGAAGAAAAAACCAGCTAAGGCAGCCACTAAACCTGCTGCTCCGAAAAAACCAGGTACAAGAAAACCGAAACTTTCTGCTGCCGATCAGAAGAAAAAAGCAGCACGCGCAAAAGTAACAGGTGATCGTCTTAAAGGTAAGAAGACTAAAACTATTAAACAGAAATTAGCTGAACGTGTTGCTAAGCATGGCGAAGCAATGGCTAATGCTAAAGAAGCTTTTGCTAAGAAAAAAGCTTTAGTTGAAAAAAGCCAGAAGGTAGCTCAAGGTAACTTAGTTAAAAAGCAAAAAGCTGCATTAATTAACCTTACCCGTGCCTACAACGCTCGCATGAAAGCTAAGAAATCTAGCAAGCCTAAAATCAAAGATGGTAAGATCGTAGTTGCTAAAGCGGAAAAGGCTACTTTCAAGAAAGTAACACCTAAGTTAACTAAGCTTCCTTCTTTACGTACTACTAAAGGTGCAGTTAAGAAACGTTCTGGCGCATCAGCTGGCGCTAAGAAAGCAGGAAAGACTAGAGCTAAAAACAAGAACAAAGCTACTAGAGCGGCTTAATTCTTCAATAGCGTTTAGCAAGTAAAATAAAAGCGGACTTAGGTCCGCTTTTGTCGTATATAATATATAATTGAATTCGTAGGATATTCTGATATGTTTCGAGTGAATCAAAACTCCGACAATATGAAAGCCATCCGTGACGCCAGAAGCGTTAAGGATATTCAAGCCGTAATAGGTATAATTGAGGCTGACCTGTCTGAGATATCAAAGCACACCTCTGCACTTGAGAAGAGTGTTAGCGGTTCTATAAAAATATCTATTAGCGCACAAGACATAGAGTTGGGCGATTTAAGCCGAACTAAAGGTAAAGGCCCTTCAGGTGTTATTTCAGATTACAAAGCACCTAACACTAAAGACCTAGTAAAGAATAGTCGTGAGCTTAATCGACTAGCACAAAAGATTGCTGAACTGGAATCGGCCAAGCAAGTTATACTAAGCGATGCCTTTTCTCCGTATGCCGATCTCCAGAAGAAGACTATCAAGGCTATTAACGACTTAGTAAAAGTTGCCGCACGTGATCGTGACCGCCAAGTCAGAGCGATGGCTAAAATTGGCCGCGAAAGTAAACCTAAAGAACACGTCAAGTTTGTTAAAGGTATTACTGCACATATTAAAAAAGTACTGTCGGAAGATAATTATTCAGGCACTACTGTTAAGTTGTTCGTACTTAATCCAGTCCCCGATAAGATTTGGTACCAGACTATTATAATTATTAACGACCTAGTCAATGACGAAGGTTATAGTTACGACTTCTATTCGGTAGTGGTGACAGCTATTGTTGACCTGGATTCAGGCGAGTTTAATCACTCACTGACTACTATAAATCTTAATCGTATACCCGGAAGCTTTGACCCAGGTAAACAGGTAGGCTCAACAGCAGAAGCTAAGCGCCGCATTAACGGATTTTTAGCTGGCGATAACTTTGTCGCTAAGCATGGGCGTAAGACCCTTAAAGGGTTCCCTCTGAATAAGACACATGACTTCCGTAATTCCGCACTACCTGATTCATCTGATCATATCGATGGACTTAGAGTTCAGAACGGCAAGATATACTGTAGACTCGAAAAAGGCGCTGACGCCTCTATTATAAAGACTGCCGTGGACGAAGCCCGCTCTATACTTAGTATACTGGTTCGTCGTAGAGAGGTCGTAATTAATGACCGAAAGTATGACCGATATCTTAAAGACACTATTGCACATAAAATTGTCAACGGCAAAAAAGGTCGTAAGTGGATAGAGTTCGTTATTACTCCGTCAGAGCGTGTACAAAAAGGTGACTTGACTCCTAAGATACTTGAGCAGGCAGTTGAGCGTATGGTTCACATGGACGGTATTTCTAAAGACGAAGCACGACGAGCTATGCAAGCGCTGAGACGGGAATTCATCTAATGACACATAGACAAATCCAATCTAACTTCCGATTAAACTCATGGAGAGGCGTTAAGGGTTCGGCATCTGCCGTATTTAGTGCTGCTGCGGTTAGACAGGAATTGTCTCCTGTCCTAGAGTATATCTTACAAGAGTTATATGACGCAGGACATCCAGCGGTTAAATCAGGACTATTTAGTTTAGTTAATATATACAATCCTGATACGCAACACTCTGTCGGTTATTCGGAGCGTCCTCACGAAGACCTTGTCAAACCTATGACAGGACTAACGTTGACCTTTAGTATGGTCTCAAGACCTATTATCAAAACTCCTGTCTCAGTCTATCAAAATCATTTATCTGATTATACTTTGATGTGGGGACGATCCATAACTAGTGCTACTGATAATCTTATCATATCAGTTCCAAAAGAAATATTGAAAGGCAGTAAAGTAGCGTGGGGACTAACCAACGACATACTCGCCTTGTATAATCTCATTGGTATTGTTACAAAGAACTATGTTATACATGAATATAACCCTAAAGCCACATCAGTATTTAAAGTACCTAATACTCCTGAAGGTATCTTAAAGACTAGGTATTTAGAAACATCATTACCTAATCTAATGAAGTCTACACATCCTATGTACTGGCCCTTCAACATAGACTTCTGGAATCAAGCAAGTCAATTACTTATGGCCAGGCATTTTAGCACAAAGTTAGATTTATATTTCTGTGTACACATGCTTGACCTACTAGGGCCTAGACTTTCACCTATCGCAACTAATTACGTATATGGAGTAGGCGTAGGTACGTTGTCCTACTTTATAATGGACGGTATACGCGGGTTACTTCAAATACTTAAATCTAAGAGTTTACCCTCAAAAGTAGAAGACTCTGTCTATGGCACATTGCACTTGCTTTATGCTTTAGTAGTACCTGGAGGTATAGGAGAGACGGACGATTACTTAGAAGTCACCATTGTATTACAAGGAGTCTTAGATAGATTTGAACTAAGACCTGAACTTGAACAGGATTTCATACAAATGTTTTCATCTATCCAGCAAGCATCTAAACTTATTATTAAGGAAGATGATAGAATGCGAAAATTCCTCGAGGAGATATTCTAATGTCACAATTTAGAGTCGTTGAAGGCGAAACGCTTTCTATAAAAGAAGAATTCTTAGACAGTATGGATGATCCACTACAGCCTGCTGATGGCTCCGCGGGGCCAGAAGTAATTCTGTATGACATACGTGGGGAAAAACCTGCCGTAGTCGCCCAAGTCACGGCTACGCCTGATGCCATGCCTGGGCTGTGGGCTGTCGACTTAGGGGTACCTGTACTGGACTTAAAGGACTTAACTACTTTCTCTGTGGTGTGGAGATTCGTAGATGACGACCTGGATACGCACACTCTTAAGCACCCATTACTAGTAGAACCTAGCGCACAGAACCGTGTGACGGATATTGTTATACAGTCGAGGACGGGCGCTAAGATTAACTTCTTTCTACCCTTCCCTTATAACAAAGATGAACACTTGGTTACTATGACATTATCGAAGGGTAATTCTTATCTTATTGACCAGCTCGATATAACGGACGTCTCCGTTAAGACTAGAGTTGGTGAAGAGATGACTAAGGTAACAATGCCTGCTGTCCTGGATGATAAAAATTTAGAACCTCATGTTCTTATTGTTGACTATGAGCATATAAATACTAATCGTCTTGAATCTATGACCTATAAGGTTTGGGCCGTGACTCCTCAAGTTCTTATGGCCGCCAGTATGATAGAAGACCATATTAACAAGGCTCGATTGCAGAACGTTATTCCTGAATTAGAATACACACAACAGGATATACTGACGTATCTACATAGAGGCTTAATGTTGTTTAATCAAATTGCTCCTCGTTTGACCGCCTTTACTGGTATGAACATGCAAGGCGTTATATTGCAAGCTTGGATTACATGCTCTACATACTACGCACTATCTGCCCAGCTTCAAGCTGAGGGTGCTATGGCCTTTGATTTCTCAGGCCAGACTGTGAATCTCAATGTAGACCGTTCGCCTTCTATAGAAGCAGCTCTTGGACGAATAGAAGGACAGATAAGTGACCAAGTTAAAGAGACCAAGAAGCTATTAGCTAAAGCAGGCGTTATATCAGGTGATGGCTCACAAGGCGCCCGTTTAATTTCAGGTGCTATGACTTTCGCTAAACTTGGTATCACTAACTCACCTGTAACTAAGTACAATTTGACAGCAAGGTCTCCTCTTGTACGTAGAGGTTAGTACGCTAGACGATGTACTAACTATAAAGTAACAAGACATACCCAAATACTAATTTACTACCACGTAAACAAACAATCCTTATTAATGGAGAGATACAAATGTCTATCACCGCACACGTAAAACAATCAACTGTATTGGACGGATCAACAGCAATGGTTACAGCTATTATCACTCACGGTAGTCGTGAAGGTGTTGATGGTAAGTCTGCCGCTTTTGCTCTACAGGCCTCTGTCGATAGCAACTTAATTCCTATTGAAGGATCTATGCGTGTTATTGAAAATACACCTTACAGAACATCTGTAAGATTAGCGATGTCTGCTGCTAACGAAGTCATACCTTTCGAAGACGGTATGGCCGGCTTCTCAAGCGTTAGCTCTAATATCTATATGGATAGTAAAGAGAATATCTGGTCACTTCGACAAAACGAAGCAGGTAAAGTTCTTGTTCGATCAAATGCTATAGATGATGCCTCAGAAATTGGCCAACTGTTAGAAAGTTGCTCCAATGTAACCGAAGCAACAGCTAATAGCCGAGACCGTCAATTCTTCCAATCTGTTGCTTCTGCCGGAGTACTTCGAGGCATCAACAAAATAGATAGCCAGGACTTCGTATCTTTTGCACACGCAGGTAAGATGCACAACGGCTTTGTAGTCACTGCATTAGTAAATGACCAACATCAACCTACAGGCCATTTATCAGTTATCGCATTTAATGATAATCCCGATCAACAACCTGTTACTATTAGAGAAGAAGCTATTGTGCAGAATCACGGTATTCCGGGCTACGAAGAACCTGAATCTATGGAAGTATCTACTTCATCTGCAAATGATTTGATTTCTTACTACCGCAAAATCTACGGTCATAACGCTCAGTTCTTCCGTGAGCTGGAAAAACAGATCCGTGGCTACGCCTTCTCGTAGAGGGTATGCTATGATGGATGCAAAGATGCAACGACGCATTACAGCCGTTGCAAAAACTTTACGTGTAAACATCACAGATCCTGTCGAGTTCGAACTAGCAAAGGGCTTTATCAGCCCTTTAGTTATGGACTTCGAGAATGCGGATGTTATACGGCACGTTAGGCCTATCTGGTATTTATACGAGAAGGCCCTACAGGAAATCCGTCTATCTATTGGTCAGATTCCTAAAAAATAGGGCGCTTGTCGCCCTATGGTCGTTTCAAGGCGGTACTTTATGGCAGAAGCAATTGAGCTTGGTGATATTCCTAAAAAGAAGAAGCCAGTTAAAAAGAAAAAGATTTTGAAGAAGGTATCAAATAAGGAAGATACTATTCGTAAACGACCTAGTGCGGAGTCGTTATCAAAGAAAAAGAAAAAGAAGAAACCATCATCTAGTATTTCCGATATTGACGATGTAATTAAGAAAAAGAAAAAGAAGAAACGTAAGCCTGTTACTCAAGGCGAGTTAATGGTAAGAGCCGAAGCCAAGTCCGAAGCCATTAAAGGTATGGATGGAATCATTGAGCAGATTGAGAACGAACGTCCTCAAGTAAAAGAGAATGCTCAGTTCCAAGAATACGTCACGATGTTTGAGACACTGAAATCTATAGCACGCGTTAAAGAAGGACATTGCTTAAAAGGAGCAGACAGTAAGGATATATATGCTTTGATGCAGGTTTATAACCAGATGCGAGATATCATTGCCGACCTACGAGCACTGAAAGATATTACAATGGCCGCTGAGGATTTAGAAGCCAATGTTATGCAGCCTTTTGGACAGCAGTCAGCCGCTGCATTAATGAAGTTCTTCCAGAGTGTGAAGAATCAAGCTCAGAAAGATCTTAGTGACGATAAGCTGATTACCTTCCTCAACCAGACTAAGAAGTTTGCCAAAGAGAGTGGTCTTGATTTACAGGATGCTTTAGACAATGCTTCTGACTCAATATTTAGGGTGTTATCAGAACAATGACAAATCGAAGACGTACAGGTGCTCCTCGTGGCGGTGTGGCTTCACGCGGAGGCAATCTATCCGGCCGTACTAGGACAGGTGAGCGATTACGTAGAACTAATTCTAGCCAGTCAGATAACTCTAGGGGCCTTAGATTGAGGCAGCTAAAGGAAGATAGACTAGAAGTTAATGGATGCACCTGCGATAACTGTAAACGTAGCTTAGATAGACAGCACTATACGGGTACTATATATGGTGATCACATAGTACCCGTAGCACAAGGAGGTACTACCTCCAGAGGTAACATACAAATCCTATGTGAACGTTGTCATGAAAACAAAATAGGCAGTATAAACAGAAAAGGCAGAAACTTACTTAAGGCTAACGCTAAACGAGCTAATGCCCAAAGGAGAAACTCACACGAAGGGACTAAAACTAAACGTGGCGAGTCTTGGAGGAATTACGAGTAATGAAAATAACACTAACAAGACCCAAGTCAGTTGACGTAGTTAAAGAACTCGACCGAATGGGCGTATCAAAGACGGATAGGTCAAAACCTCCTAGTATCACTATGTTTCCACAGGTAGTTGATTTAGATTATCATGATGTTTGGGAGAAGTTCCTTAGTACTCAGACGAGTAATGACCTATACACTCAGGGTGACTTCCCTGAGCACGGCCTTTATCTGGTATGTTGTGGTTTTATATCATACATGGATAATCAAGCCTCCAGTGCCTACGACAAGTCTAAGTTTAATTTACTGGATAACTCAAGAAGGCAACTGCATCATAAGTTACTAGGATTCAAGCAAGACCTCGGTACATTTCTTAGGCAGAAAAACTTAAACCGCACGTTGTCTATTTACAAAGACGATATATCTATACTTAATCCTGATACTAATGCTTTCATTAATGCCAATATTGATATACAGGCGCAAGTAACTTTATTTATGGTACCTAGAAAAAAGTTTATCTTAAAGAAAACAGACTTTGGTAGTACGTCAGAACGCACCTCGTTGGACCCTATATTATATTCCCTAAAGAACTATCTATATAGGAATGAATTGCCCTCTCAGATGCAAGGCAAGAAACGTAATTTAAACTCGAACTTATCGAAGACCCGATATCTAACTGAATCCGAAGTATTAAAAAAGCCAAACCGACAGTGGGCTAGAGTAGATACTAAAGGTATTCATGTACTTGCTTATAGGGCAGGTCGTGACTTATTGGCTCTGAGATTTATTTTAGATATACCTATCATATTCTTTGGAGGCAACTTAGGACAGAAAGATGTCTTAGTTGAAATCAAGAAAGTAATTAAAAGAAGTCTACCTATGTGAGGAACGTATGGTTTTTTTAAAACGAACACAAGAAGCTTTATCTAAGACGCTACAAGACGATCCTAGATTAAAGCCCATTATAAATAATATCATAAGTACGTCCAGTGTAGACGACATAGAATACAGTAACAAGTTCGAAGCTGTTATGTCAATTTTACGTAGTCGTGGCTTGTCTGTGGATTCTCTTGATCCATCAGACCTTGAGGAGACTATAGGTCTTCTTATGGGTGCAGTTCTATCTATGAACATGGAACTTACTAGTGCCAAATCCGACGAATTGGATATACCTTTGGATGTAAATCCATTTAACGAAGACGATATTTTAGTTTCTATGTACATAGAACGTTGTGAGAATACGTTCCTTGAGAGACTAGGTAAGCTTAAAGCCTATGAACTTAAAGATCTCTTTAAATCTACCAACTATTGGAAGTCCCTACCTCAGCTTGATAGATGGGTTCAAGCTAAACTACTAATAAATCAATCGGCCTATAGTGAGTATGAACCTCTAGCTATTTGGACAAAGCTAGCTGACTCTTACGGTTTAATAAAAGGATAAAAGAATGTTCGAATCTAATGACGATAATCTGGAACTCTTCTCCTATGCGCAGGGTTTAATCTCGACATCTAAAGACGCAACCTCCGATGTTGCCGACCCTATAGCGGCCTCAATGGCACCAGTGCAGTTGGCTCCTGAAAGCATGAAAGACTTTATGGGTCACTTCTTTCCTACACGTAAGAAGTCTGCTGCTGCGGGAGGCCCCACAGGTAATGACCTACAAAGGCTCGTACCTGAATTATCTAAAGTCTCCTACGGTATTAGCAAGTTTTTTGCCTTTGCCCAATACTGTTTAGCTAACGGTAGTACGTTGGAAGACATGGAACGTGGAGATATGATCTCTAACCTAACTTCTATAGCCAATGCGTTAAATCAAGAAGTCCATAAAGATGAAATGAAACAGCACCTGAGTACTGTATTCGGTGTGCTGAGTCAAGGTCAGCACCACGTAATTAAAGACAGTGAGCGTTTTAAGAAAGGTAAGGATATTATCTTTTCTGGCATCCCGGGTTCACAGAAAGCTCTTAAAGGCGGTATTCATTTTCGTGCCCAACCTATTGCTGAGATTCAAGTTAACCGTAACCCATCGACTGAAGGTTTCTACGAAAACGAACGTCTTGGTAATTATAGCACTGAACTAAGTCTAGGTGTAATAAAAGCGTGTGAGTTTTTACACAAAGAATTGTTCGGTGAGGCTACTACCTTTTCTAAGCAAGACATGCGTAAAGTTCACCAGAAGCGCTGGACTTGGGACTTTGAAGCTTTAAATCAAAAGATGGCCGATTACATGGGCCTTCCTCTTAAATTTGAATTCTTCGTCAACCCTGATAAGGACCTTGTTAGCAAGTTTGACAAGTATATGTCTTTGGCTTGCATACGGGAAGTAAACAAAAACGTTGCAAAGGAATGGTCATACTATCTAACCCACCAAGACGGCACGGATAAGCCTGACAATAGTAAATTGATTACTAAAGAAGGTATGTTGGCGTCGGTTAACTTTGGTATTACTTATTGCTTAAACCTGCCTACAGAATTCGTCAACTACATCTCACAGTCTGAGAGCGGTGACCTATCACTATACGCATTGCATACTTGGATAACTACGTGGGGTAAGTACTATATACGACCTGCAGGTTCTTCTACTGGTGGTATTACTCGTAAGTTCCTACCTCGATATATCGTTCCAGCTTCACGTACCTCTAATTTGGTTGAAGAACGTAAGAAAGCAGGTTACTATGTCGATGGAGGTAGAAGTGACGAAGACAGTTTGACTGTTGGACCTATCGGTAGTTTGATGTATGTGCCTAAGCAAGACGCAGCCGACTTTGATAATGCCAAAGCGTACGAGTCTTCGATGGAAGAATTGATTCGTTTGTCTTATGAACACGGAGTTCCTGTAACTGATAATGTGACGTTGACTGACGAACAAATTGTTGCTTCGGGTTCCGCTGATGCCCAAGGGAGCATACGTGCTCAGAAAGAGAAGTTGGAAGAATACAAGGGTACTGTACTTAGTTACTCTTGGGACTACAACACCATCTTAACTGTAGGTGCTAACAATAGTTTCAAACAAAACAACATTGACTTACAAGGATCTACTGTACCTGATGCGTTGACTGTATCTGATTACTTAGGCTTTGACTTCTCAGAAGAAGGCGAACTTCCTATAGTTAAAGATTTTGCAGACAGCCTGGCGATGATGATGATGCACATCAAACCCGACGGTACTGACATGCACGTTACTCCAGAATCAATCAAGTTTGGTTACTGGAAAGATGACGCAGAGAGTGGTTTCTTAGGATTCCCACCGTTCGCTTCATTGCTACGTACTTATACATACATGGCCATAAGAAAGAAAGTCCCAACCTTGAGTAAGTTGATTGAGGAGGCTGCCGAAGAGCTATCCTTACCAACTCTTGATTCTAATGACTTCGAGCTCGGTTTATATAAATCTGTTATCCGTAATGACCTAAGTCTACAAGCTTCCGATGTGATTAAAACAGGTGAGGTCATTAAACGATTAATAACCTATGCTATTAAAGATGCCGAAGCAGGCCCTGGTAGTAATTTACGTACCCAAGTAATGCGTGAGATTGGCCCTGAGTCTTTCGATGTAGAAATCAAAGATCATCCTCGATTCTTTAATAAAAGATCGAGCACACTGGCAGACTTTGGTAATGTTTACGCCTACCTTGGTGGTCGTGTATTCCAGAAGGCTTGTATGGCTCTTACTAAAGTAAGTAGCAAAGACTTGATGACACAGAACTTCGAAGGCGTAGAAGGCCTGCTAAAAGATGTGACGTTGCCTAGTTTCCAAACTATTAGTATGGAAGTTATGCCTCTTGCAATCATGCTTGGTAAGATGGTTCCTCAAGCTACTGAGTACTTTGAGAAAGCAGAAGTCATTATCGATTCATTCCGTAAGGATGACTCCCTAGATGCTGACGACATCGTTATGCCTGGTCTTGCCGAAGGCAGTCAGATGTTTCCACACCAAATAGATATTCATCGTACATTACGTAAACGCCCTAAGTTCGCTACTATTGATGTTGCACCTGGTGGAGGTAAGACAATAGCGTTACTAGTCGATATAGGTTGTGTGCAGAACGAAGACCCAGACGGTATACGAGCCCTTGTACTTTGCCCAGACCATTTAGTTGGTAACTGGTGTGAAGATATGGTTAAGGTTACTAAAGGTAGTTGGAACGTAGTACCTCTTAAAACAGAAGTATGGAAACGTTGGGGTGACGAGAAGTTAGCTGCGATGATTCAGGGCGCACCACCTAATACGATATTTGTTGCTGGTTTGAACTTCGTTAAGTCTAAGCCTTTCCTGATGTCTTATGGTACTAAGTCAATCCATGTTTCTGGTATGGTAGAGTTCTTAAAGCGTTTTGGCTTTAACTACATCGCATTGGACGAATCCCACAAGTGTAAGAACTTAACAAGTATTACACATAAAGCAACTAAGCAACTTACCACACTAAGTAGCGTAAAGTACGTCCGACTGGCTACAGGTACGTTGGTGCATAAAGACATTACTGATGTTGTCGGCCAAGCAGCCTTATATAGTTCACATATATTCCGTACTACTAACCTTTTTAACTATGAGTTTGATGCTTCTTCTAATGATAGTGCTGCCCGTGTTAGGTCTAAGCTGGCTAACCATAGTGCTGTTATAACTAAAAAGAAAAAGGAATGGGCATTCATGTTGCCTAACCCTGTTGATATACTTGTTAAGACTTCTATTGCTGACCCATCTAACCCTGGTTCAGAGATTCACTATGAAGTTTACAACGCCGTACTTAACGATGTTGTAGAGCAATTAGAGAAAGAAATCAATGACAAGAAACGAGCCAATGCTATGGACCGACAAGAAGCAGACGATGACGGTATCGACGCTATGGGTGCTGATTCTGATCCGGATTCAATAGGACAGATCGAAGATTTTGGTTTAGAAGAGGACGACGACGACGAATTATCCAAAGTCGATCCGAACCAGCTTAAGTACTACATGCAACGTTTAGAGCAACTAGTAACAGATCCTTGGGGCGACCCTTCCGGTCGTGAAGCTTTAGAGAAAGCAGGTATAAAAGAGTTCGTACCGACTAAAGTTAAAGATGTTATAGGCCGTATCGATAATCACTTTACTACTTACAAACCAGAAGACCTTAGTGCATTAAATACCTCACATGCTATCGTTTATTGGAACAAAGGTATGACTCATAAAGAATTGGATCTTGTAGAAGATTCCAATGGTGATACCTATATGGCTCGTAAGTTTGGTGATACTCGTAAACGTTTAGAGTATGACACACCATCTATTAAAGAACCATCGAAAGACCCTGAACGTTGGAAGCTTGAGATTAGAGGCAAGGTACTTATCTTCTGTCGCTATACACGATCGGTTAACGCAATCTTTGAAGGGTTACCTCCTAAGTACAAATCCATGGCTAAGAGATTCCATGGATCACTAGATGGTGAAGATAAGTGGGATAACTTAGAAGCGTTTAAAACTGACCCTAACTGTAAGATATTAATTGCTAATGAGCAATCAATAACTGAAGGTCAGAACCTGCAGATGGCATCACGTATTATCCGTGTAGATAGTCCTTGGTCTCCTGGTGATTACGATCAGTCTACTGCTCGTATATTCCGACCTGACCCTGCTGCTGCAAACATCGGCGAAGACGGTAAGCCTGGTGATATGCCACGTGAAGTAATCTTTATTGACTGGATTATGACTAGTGGTACTTCGGAAGTTGCGAAGATCGCCCGACTAATGTGGCGTACAGTAGAGAAAACAAAGTTCGATGAAAAAGGGAATAAGCGCTACGAAGAACTTAATGAATTTGACCTAACGCCTATATCAATGAGCCTTGAAACCTTACGTGAGCGTTCGACTATTGAGGACTTCATGGAATACTTTGAAGCCAAGGCAATGCTGAATGACATTGAAGGTAACGAGTTTAGTGAGATGCGTAAGACGACCGTTGCTGCAATGATTCCTCTTACTCCTGCTCCGGCAAGAGACGACTTTGCGCTAATGGACAGCGTTCCTATTGTAGGTAGTCAACGTATTGCTGACCCTCACGGTTTTGGTTTAAATAGAATGGTTGATTATATGTCGCAACATACAATCGATGACTCACGTAAACCTGACGAAATCGCCGATATGATTAAAGGACTTCCTGTTAAAACTGAATTCGGCAACGGTACAGTTGTTGGCGTCAAATTTAGATACAGTAAAGGCCGTGACTCGGAGGGTAACCGCCGTCTTGAGAAAAGACCTATTCGTTCTGTAGTTGTACGACTTGCTGGTAGTGAGGAACTTGAGACATTCGATGTTTCTTTAGTTCACATAGCCACTAAGCTTTCTGATAAACAGTTTGATGAATTCTTCCGCGTTGAAAATACTTGGGGCACCGCCAAAGAAAAGAAAGCATTAGATCGTGCTCAGAAAGAAATCGATGATGCTAGTCGCAAGGAAGCGGACCGCCGTGAGAAAGAAGACGCACGTATTAGCTCAGCCTCTGCTAAAGAAAGTGCAAAATCTAAGAAGGCCAAGAAGCGCAAAGAAAATATCGCAGCAGGTAAGCCAATTAATGAAGGTGTTAAGATCATCAAGAAAGGTGAGAAGATGCCTAAGCCGGCTAAAGACCAGGTTAAGATCATCAAAGCTGATGACAGTAAGACTACTGCTGATAGACGTTTACGTATTATCCCAAGTGTGTATGATGGCTTCATTGCCATCCATGCTAACTTGAGAGACCCGGATGCCCATGATATGAAACAATTTAGTTTTGTACCTTTCGGCGATTACTTGTACATTGAAACTAATCGTTATGAAAGATTCTGGACCATTGTAGAGTGGATTGAAGCACAGGCTAAGCAGATGAAGATTAAGCTGGACGCTAAATCTGAGAAACGCCTTGAGGTTATCCAAGATGCTTTTGAAGAACGTAAAGTTATAAATTTTAATGCTCGACTTGCGGCTAAAGTTCAATCTGAGCTTCCTCAGTTCCATAGACAGAGACATATAGAAGCACGCGATAGAAAGTCTATTAAAATCTATCCAATGGTTATGCAAGACCGTGTTCGTCTAGCAATTGATTTACGTACTAATCCACTTGTACGTAAATTCATGGACCGATCTGTACCAGGTGCTGCATCTAAATGGAAACATCATGAAGGAATGAACATCTTCTTCGCGGTGAACAAAACGGAAGCTAAACGTAAACTTAAGGAGCTTGTTGAAGCTGGTTATACGATTACCAACATAGACAAAGCGCTTGATTCTATAAGTCAGCTTAAAGTAACTCGTAGCAAATCTAAATAGTATGCCGGAGGCCTCGGCCTCCGCTTAATTTAAGGAAATTTGTAATGAAACAATTTGATACCAACCCCGACCGTCTTAGACGGCAACAGGCTGTTATGTCTCACTTAAAATTCTATCGTGGTGAGCTAGATGGTATTTGGGGACCGGCTTCTATTAGTGCTAAGAAAGCATTTGAGGTCAGTGGGTCATTCACTGGTGGGCTTCCTAACCAAGGACTTCCATTTAATCCGAATGCCCAACTGCCCTCAATACTTTATCGTGACCCACAGACAGGACTTGTTTGTCATCCTGAACTAAGTGACGAGAAACTAACAGAGATGTTCCGCAGCCGTGGCAATGTTAGTGTAACTAAAGTGTCGGAAACTCAAGTATCTAATGATACTAAGAAAGTTGAACAACCGCATGTGCCTACGCAGCAGGAACCTCAGCGACAAGAGAACCGTAAGCAGGAACCTCAGCGACAAGAGAACCGTAAGCAGGAACCTCAGCGACAAGAGAAGCTTAAGCAGAAACATCGCCAAGGATAGTGTACCCATGTGGACTAATAATCGACCAAGGTAGCATAATACAACTTCTATTCCATGAAAAGTGGCCTAAGTAGTTGGAAACAAGCAAACTGTAAAGATACCCTATATGACTAATTGCTATATAGGGTATTTTTGTATGCAACACCAGTACATCGATTATGTTTATTCTTACGCCGTTAAGAAACGTGAATTACTCATTCCATATTTAAAAGGCGATAAACACCACATCCCTGAACACTTCCTCTATCCCAATCACCTGATGACTACCTCTGACACCAAAGCATACTGTGACTTTATGCTGATGTCCATCAATGACGAAATAGATTTCCACCACTACGATGTAATCAATCGCGTAGACGCAGAACTTCAAAACATATTCGGCGTTGACTTTCACCAACACATGATTATGTTCGCACTCGCATTGGCTACATACTTACACGGTGACCCAGAAGCCGTTGACCATGCTCGTAATACAGGCGAACCTTATATTGAACATCCTCTTGAGGTGTATTACATTATATCACAGGTCACTAACCGTTATGCCGACCTCAACGAGTTTGAAACAGTAATGGTACTATCTGCTACGTTACTTCACGATACAATAGAAGGTACTAAGGCAACGGTAGAGCTTTTAGAGATAATATTCGGTAGAGACACTGCCTACTTGGTATGTGGCTGCTCAAAGACTGAGTCCCTTATCGATTATCCGTTACCTCTTAGTGTGTTAAATCCTGATCATAGTACCACTGAACACTATGTTAATGGTTCGGAACATGTACAGAATATCAAGACAGCCGATGCCATACATAACATAAGTTGCTTCGAAAGAGATAACCCAAAGTACGCACCTGTCTACGCAGAACGAAAAAGTAAGCTGCACGTACAATTTCTTAAGGCCGATAAACACTTAATGTCCAAGCTAATGAATTTGATTCACGGTAAAGTATTGGCTTAGTGTGAAAAGGCCTTAACATGCAATAATTAAGGATGCCGAATGAGTGGAATTAAGTATGCCCCTTTCGATTTTAAAATTTCATCTAAGTTCTCCGATGGAGACGACGATGGATATAGTTATATTGAACTGCCTAGGCATAGAAAGAAAGGAGCCCCTAAAGTAATGTTTGTTCTCGATCATGTTCCTACTGAGGATTTGGTGAGAGGCAAGTTACTTCAAGGCTTTACAGGCGAGACTCTTATGGCTATGTTTGACGTAGCGAGAGACGTTTACGGATGCAAAGTATCGGAGAGAGATTTAGATTGGCTGGGTTTTAATTTTAATGCCTTCAAGACGTATAATAAGTCCCAAGAGTTTATCGAAGAGTCAGAGGAGCTTTTCAAGAAAAGATTAAACTCCGCTATTGTTCAATATAAGCCTGATGTCGTGATAACCTTTGGACCTAAGCCCTTTGCCGCGTTGAACAGTACTAAGCTACATTGGGCAAAAGGAAATGTCAGTAACTTCTTAGGCACTTCTATTAACACTAGTATTAAGTACAAGGGTAAACGACATTCGTTCAAAAATGTCCCAACGTTGAGCTTAAATTCACTGCTTGGAGGCAAAAGCCAGTTCAATTTAGGGGTGTCTTCTTATCTTCTAGGGTATGTAACACGAAACCTGATTACAGGCATTGAAGGTAAGATGCGCTACAAAATACCTTCACTTTACCGTAAAGTAGGCGGTGTTAGAAAGCCTAAGTATAAAACGATTCTCACTGACACAGTAGGTAAGGTTAAGAAGTGTTTAGATCGAATGGCAAAAGCCAAAGTCGTTGCTATAGACACGGAGACCGAAAACTTAGCGCGAATTGTGAATAACGTCCTAACGGTTCAAATGAGTGACGATGGCAAAAGTGCCTTTATCATTCCGATTCACCATAAAGACAGCCCGTTCACGACTAAAGAAAAGAAAATCGTTATTCGGATGCTTAGGGAATACTTTGAGTATGGTAATAACAATGACGTTCAAATCTATGTTAATGGTAAGTTCGATTTAAACATAATGCGGACTAACTTCAAAATCAAATACTACAAGTCAAACGTATGGGACTTGATTGCTGGCGAATATGTTCTTGATGAAAACATGAAGATACTCACCACTATGACTGGCTACGGTTACTACAACTTAGGTAACATGGCAATGCAGTACGGTTGTACCGCGTTTCTTGAGAGTGATTTTGGTAAAGAGAACCGAGCTACTATTAAAGATACGGATTTAGATAGACCTCTGTTGGAATATTGTGCGCTTGATGTTATTGTCCCTTTCCATATCTATAAGCAACAACTTAGGCGGGCTGAGGATGAAGGATATGATTACTATTACCAAATGGTCGCTAATCAAATCAGCGATCAGATTAATGTGTTTAGTACCCTTGAGTGTACCGGAGCCTTAGCAGATATCGAATACCTGTTCAGACTTAAACTACCTGACAGTCCTATTAACGTAGAACTCAAGAAAGCCGAAGATAGATTGTATAAGTCTAAAGCTGTAGCTAAAGCGAATGCAATTCTAGGCGCGGATAATAAAGTTCCGACTGAAGGTCTATGGGGGTCATTCAAAGCTACACTGTTTGACCTTACTAAATCCGAACATAAGCAAGTACTGTTCTTCGATGTACTTGGATTAAAACCTTTGAAGTTAGGTAAGAACATACGACCTAACGGGGAGAAAGAAGGTGCTATAGGTAAAGACTTCCAGAAAGCATATAAGGAAGTTAAAGAAGTTTCTTGGTTTGATAAGATAACCAAAGTTAAGAAACTCCGTGACGCCTATGTAAAAAGCTTAATCAAACTTTGGGGTAGTGACGACGACCTCAAGACTGATAAACGAATCCGACCGACTTACAACTTTAGTAAGATCGTAACGGGTCGTACATCGGCTGAGAAGCCGAATCTACAGCAGATACCAAGCCGCTCAGAACTTGGTAAGCACATTAAACGATTGTTCATTGCAGGCAAAGGTAAGATACTTATCAAAGTGGATTACTCTGCACATGAAGTACGTTGTTGGTCAATCATATCTGGAGACCAAGCTGTTGCTGACGTATTCCAAGTAGGTGCCGACTTCCGTAACCGCTATAAGTTATTCCCAGATCCATTAATATGGAGAAAGATTGATTTAGAAGGTGATGTACATAAAATCAATGCTGCATACTTCTTTGGCGTTGACGTATCTGCCGTTACTAAGTTCTTACGTGACTCCGTTAAGACCGTAATATTCGGTTTGATATACGGACAAGGTGATAACGGTCTAGCTGCCGCTACCGATAACACGGTTGCTAAGATTGTTGAGTTAAAGAAACGATTCCTCGAACGATTCCCTGTTGGTGTTAAATGGTTCTCTAAAGTACATGACATAGTTAATAAGTACTTCTTCTGTGAATCACCTATCGGCCGTCGCCGTCATCTTTGGGGCTTAGCTTTACCTAAGTCAGTTCCAAACTTAGATGGTATTAATGCAAGGTGCCTAAGGCAGTCTGTTAACTCATTAGTACAGGGTTTCGGTTCTGATTTAATGATGGTAGGTATCCGTAACGTTGACCGAATGAAGTATGAGCACTTCGAAGAAACTGGACATTATCCTGATATGGACCTATGTGTATCGGTGCACGATAGTTTAACAGTCGAAGTTGCCTACGAAGATTTCTGGTTAGCGTTAGATTTCATAGATAGAGGCTTAACCTCCGTAGTTGAAGATAAGATCAAAGAGCGTTATGGTTACAGCTTTGTATCTTCACCTGAAGTTGACTTTGATATTGGACCTACTGAGCGTGACGTTAAAGGTTGGGATTTCTCGTTTGAGCAGATGAAGAAGCATGTACGTACCTCCCTTGAATTTCAGAATGAGGAATGGGACCACGAGATAGATATTGATGATGTCATGAATAATATCTTTGAGGAACAATACGATACAATGCCTGAGTTTATGAAGAAGCAACTTTGGGCCACACGTACCAAGATTGATTCTATGGGTGATACAGACCCTCGTTCTAAGAAAGAGAGAAAGCTTTCTAAGAAGTACCGTTCAGAACTTTCTGCAAACACACGCCAGTTCATTAAGGAAGAGCGTGAAGAGAAAGAACGTAAGAAAAAAGAAGAAGTTAAGAAACTTCGTAAAGCCGAGAAAGCTAAAGCCAAGAAAGATAAACGGGCTAAGGAAGCAGCGTGATGAAGATTAGATATGTAGGTATATATGCCGCGCCTTATAAGTATGGACCTCTAGCCGGGCTCCCTACTATACATCTAGAATTATTTGGATGCAATCTTACCTGCTCCGCTATGAATAATCCTAAGAACGAAGACCTTATCTTTATTGACACTCAAGAAGGTAAAGCTGATAGGACTAGATTTACTGTTGGCTGTAGCCATAGATTTGCATGGGATACTGATTATTTCCATGCTACTACTATGGGCGATGCGTACCACATAGCAGATGCAATACTTAAGCTTGTAGGACCTAAGGGCTTCTTCAACCGGAGTTCAGTAGTTCTAAGTATAGGTGGAGGCGAACCTTTACTACAGCAAGAAAGTATAGTCGAGATTCTTAAGGCCTTAGATAGACGATGCGCGGTAGCTAGACTAATTCCACCTTCTGTTGTTTCCATAGAAACCAACTCTACACAACATCTTAAGTCTAGTTTTAAATCCTATCTAACAAGATGGCGCGACCGTTACTCGGATATTGAGCAAGCTCAAAGGACGGTACACTTCTTGAATTCACCTAAGCTTTCCATATCGGGTGAGGATACGGACATGAGTATAATGCCTAGTATTATATTAGAGCAGTTTACGTCGAACTTCGGCGTTAGTTTGGTATTCCCTACAAGATACAAGACCCAAGATTTCGACGATATTGTTTCTTACTTTGATGTGTGTAAGGAGTACATTAAAACTATGGGGACTACGTGGATTAATAGCGGTGACACTTCGGACTACATGACACGTCTTCTAAGTATCGTTCCTTACGTATTTCCCGTAGGTATTACACCTCCTACCGAGAAGGCACACGAGCACATGGCTATGCGATATGGCTTTATATATAACAGGAACTACCAAGTTAGCGAGGTGACAGATTGTCTGAGCTAAAAATAAAAGAAGGCATGGCAGAAAGATTAAGTCAATTGCTTCTCTTAGACCCACTGAACACCGTGTCTATGGTACGTCAACTTAGTATGTTTAGCTTTGACGTGGCTATGCACCCTATCGAAACAACACCATTGAATGCTCGGATTCTGATTTCAGATTCCCTCGGCATCATCAATGGACTTGTAGGCGATAATAAATACCAGATAGTTGCCGTATACAATAAACAAGGTTCTATTGCTTGCTTCGAAGTTAAGCCTACGGATCGTACTAAGATAGCAACTGTAAAACAACTAGAAGAACTACAAAAACGCAAAGAGGTTGATGATGGCATTAAAGCCCTTGAAGATACAGAATAAAGGCAGCGGTTTCTCGTTCACGGTCCACGCTAAGAAGATGGTGGAGAAGATCCAACGTATAATGGAAGTGACAGGCTACAGTAGTAAATCCGATGTAGGTCGTTTCCATTTAATCGTTAGTGACGGCGAAAGTGCTTACGTGGTAGGATATAGCGACGAGACTCATGGAGTTCTTGAGTTACCTGACGTTGAAGTTGAAGGTAAGGGTTCATTTATTATATCCGAGCCGGAGGTATTCGTTAAGTTAATGAAAACCCGGGAGGCTATGTCGTTCGCTTACAATGGCGGTAGCTTAAACTATAAAGCGGTTAAAGGTAAGTTTACAGGTGACGTAAATACGGTTAAGATTGCTGATGATCAGGTCATTCGTGTTAACTCCATGTTTAAAGGTGTGGACGGCGGTAGTAAGTTAAGCCCTGAACTTATGATAAAGATACGTGAAGGTGTCAAGCGTACTCGTATCAATGACCTATATCAAAACAAAATAGTTTTAAGCTGTGTTCGTTTCTCTGATAATGTACTGACAGTTAGTACTGCGGATGAACTACACCTAGCCCACTACGAAGCTAAGTTGAAAGTTAAAGATAGGCCATTTCAGTTGGCTCTACCTGCTCAGTTGTTTACTACCGTTGACAAGTTCACAGGCGATACGGAATCAAACTTCTCAATGACCAGTAAAGGTTTTGCGGTATACGGAGATGATTACCTGATCGGATTCCCTCCTCTACAGGCTGATGACGAGTTGTACCGTAAAGTACCTATGTATATTGCAGCGCTGGATAAACCTGTTTGCATGTTTGAGACAGGAGCCAAGTTAATTGAGACACAGAAGAGCATTAGCTCTCTTGCCCACAAAGGTAGCCGATACATATTCAACATCGTTAAAAAAGGTCTCGTTAAGATTAGTTTGAAGACTGATAGCGGTAGTGGTAGCGATTCATTTAAAGTATCAAACCTAAAAATGAAAGCCTCTAAGCTTGAAATTCGAATCGATCCAATTATATTTGAAGATTTAATTACTTTGGCTGATAAAGATTGTATACCCATGTCTCTTTACACACGTAAAGGTGGACTTGATGTTAAAATGTATACCGTGAAAGCAACCCCTAGTAAAGGCTCTAAATTAACTCTTATGGGAAGTGTGAGTCAGTAATGGAACTGCCTAATAGTATATCCCCAATACGAAACTTAGGTAAGAGTTTTGCCGTTAATGGTGACATGGTCGCATTAGATACATTTACTGCTCTAGGTAAGGCTACTAAAGGAAGATACCATATAGTATTATTCCATAGGGATACTCTAGACTGGAGAGACCTAAAGGTTGATGTGGAGTCAGAGATAGCCCATAGTGGATCATTGACCCAGTACTTAATAAAATCAATTGAAGGGGTATACATAGGCAGTCTACTAGTAGTTAACCCTAGACTATGCCTATACGCGCCCTACAGAGTATCAATTAAGGACAAAGATACGGCCACCGAATTTAACTGTAAAGGTGAAGGCGGTACGGGCGGCGTATTGGTATACAACGACGACTCTAGTAATTCTGTGGCAATAGCACTGAGTACGAAACGTAACTCATTCTTAGTAACCGTAGGTAATGAAAGTCGTGGAGATTCATAATGGCTAGCAAAGAAGAAATATCCAGAGTTAGAAGAAAGATAAAGAAAGATAAACGGTACAAGCAGATGGATGCGGCGCTTGAGCTGAATCGGGACAAGATACAAACAAAGGCTTGGCGAAACGAGATGAAAGTAAATCATCAGACTCGCTCCGTAGGCAAGCTTCGTGTTAAAGACCCGAACTTCTTTAAGAAGATGGCTAAGGCTTGTGCCTTCGAAGTAGCTGCACGTTCCCGTCTTGCCGAAATGGCCGTTGTGTGTTCTGAGATAGAGCGCTCGTTGAAGTCGCACTTAGACCATTTTAGCGACTACGTAATGTTAACATACAGCGCCGACTTAAAACTGTTTAGTACAATTAAAGAGCGAACCAAACTTATCGATACCATCCTTAGGGATTTTCATACGTACCTCGATGATATTACGTCATTACGTACACAGATTTATATCTACATTGAAGATATTGATAAGACAGGTTACGCAGTTAAAAATATGGTTAGTGTCTTCGAAGTTGTTATACGCAACGAAGGCCGCATCAACATGAAATAGGAAACGTTATGCTACAATATCCGAAGAATACAAATCGTCCAGAAGTATTTGAACACCAACAGAAAGAAATTAATGGTATTACGGCAATGCGTACAGGTATTGCAGAATGCAATCCACACTCAGGTAAAACTAGGTCAGGCAGTGTGACTGGAGCTAAAGTAGAAAATCCATTGCACAAGGCGGGCCGCAAGTTGATAGACACTCTCGTGGCGCACCACGGTAAAGAAGGCGCACAGCGAATACTTACCCAACGCATTAAAGAATCTAAAGCAAAACAGTTGATGGAATCTGTTACACTTATTGCTAAGGTAGTACGTACCTTTGCTCCGCCTACCCCTCAGCAAGTTATCGACTTTGAATTACATCAAAAGGTTGTTCGCTATTTGCAGCACTACCAAGTACAGCAAAGAATACGTGAACGTAGAATCGAACGTGCCGATGCTGCCGTGCAAGATGTTTCAGATGCTTTTGTACCTACCAACGAGCAGCTATCCCACTTAAAGGATATGGTTTCTAGCGGCAGACCTCGTGGTATGGCTACCTCAATGGTTCATATGGACACGGTGGGTTTTCAGAATGGCAATGCTTCCTCCGATATAGATGATGATTATGGAAGCAATGCAGGTACTAACAGCGATGACCTTGACGATGAAGAAGCTGCCTCCGATATAACGTATGCGCTAAAAGTGTAATTTAGTTCCTAAAATATTGTAGGTTCATTACGATTATTCAAATTTACTGATAGTGATACGCACTTAATCCCGTCCAATGATAGACTGTGGCCTATAGTGTAAATGCAAGTAACGTAGAATAACCCGGGAGTATAATGGCTAAAATCATTCTTCGTGAAGGTATCTTCATACCCACGAAATTTATAGATGAAGAAGAGGCCGTTGAAGCCTACACTAATCACATGTATGAGGAAAGTATTTGTAAGAATTGCGAATACAGGCATCAACGCCATTCTTCCGTATGCGACGAGTGCGAGCATGGCGGATATAAAGGTAGTATATGTACGGCCAAAGAAGTTAGGAGACAAGGCAAATCATTCTACAAGTTCCCTATCGGTGATAGGCTGAATCTTGAAAAGAAAGTAGGCATTGACTTCGAAGACTTCACAATAAAAGATTTACGTTCACAGCCTAAATTCAAGCATAAGGTTAAGTTTACAGCCGAACTTCGTGATTACCAAGAACCAGTGTTCTCTAACTGGCTAAAGTTCGGCTACGGACTTACAAAGTCTGCACCCCGCACAGGCAAAACCGTTATGGGAACTGCCGGAGGTATTGCCCTAGGATGTAGAGTACTGATAGTAGCCGATCAGAAAGACTTCTTAGATGGTTTCTACGAGACTATCATGGGTGGTGATAACAATCCTCCTATGACTAACTTACCTGAGCTTGAAGAGAAAGCAGGTAAACCTCTTTGCGGCTTTCTCAAGAAAGAATCAGACTTCAAGAACTTTGAGATAGGCCTATGTACTATTCAGAGTTTCTATGCAGGTACTTCGGGCGCTAAACGAGTTAAGTGGGCGAATGAAAACTTCGGTACGTTAATTATAGATGAAGTACACCGCGGTAATGCCAGTGAGTTCTCCCGTACTATATCAAAGTTAGCCATGCGTTATAAGTTTGGGCTTACGGCCACACCTAAACGTAAAGATCGTAAGGAGTTTTTAATTGAACAATTAGTAGGTCCTGTCACCGCTGAGACTTCGGTTAAAGCCATGAGTCCTAAGCTTTATATCTATGAGACTGAGGGTGTAAAGAGTAAGAGTGCTTACTCTGGTCCTGCGGGCTTCGTTTATTGTGAAAACTTTTTAAGTGGTCATGAGAAACGAAACGAACAAATTATGTCATGTGTTATGCGAGATGTCAAAGCAGGGCGAAGTGTTGTAGTAGCCTTGAAGCGTAAGAACCATATTCTTGATTTTGTAGCTGAGTTGAATCTTAGAGCAGGGAAAGAGATTGCGGCAGAGTTTGTCGGTGGTGCTAAGTCCAAGAACAGACGTAAAGATGTTGTAGGCCTCGCACGTTCAGGTAAGATTAAAGTTGTGGTCGGATACAGACCGCTACTTCAATTAGGTATTAATATACCTCGTTGGGACACACTATACTATTGTATGCCTATGGCGAATGAACCTAACTGGGAACAAGAGTCCAATCGAGTATGTACTCCAATGCCCGGCAAGAAGCAACCTATAGTTAGAATGTTTGTTGACCCAGACATAGGACTTAGTATTGGCTGCTTTAGAAAGACAGTCGGCTTTAGTAAAAATCTGGGACATAAGTTCAGTAAGCAGGCAATAAAGAAACTAAAAGGTCTAATGGCTGGTAGCCGTGACGCCTATAAGTTTAATGACATGTCACACATAGAACAAGGCGTTGATACTAAACTAACATACGGTAGAAAGAAACAAGGTGATGGTGATTTACCTTATGAAGGCTTAGGCGTCTCTACTAAGTCTATAGGTAATGTAGGCGGCAGACGCTTCGGGAGAAAATAATGTACAGATTAATTCAAGTAGTGTGCCTAGGCCTCTCAATCGTAGCCGCAATTTTAGCTTTAGACCCGGGCATACTACCCTACCAGTTGTCTACTATTATGGGTCTAGTGACGTTCCTTCTACTAATAAATTTATTGATGGATAGATATGGCAGAAAAACAACAAAGTGGCAATGAGATTGACTTAATTAACACTAAGTTCAATTCCGATACGTTAAAGCGTATGAAGACTCACGGTCTGGATAGATCGGTACTAGGGGGACGGAATAGTTTCCGCTTGGAGGATGCTATCATAGCTTTCAAGCCTAAGTTTGAAGCTATGAAGACTTCCCAGATTTCATCAAGTAAGCAACAAACTTCACTTGAGAAGATTTTCGACAATCCTCTTAAGGGGAGCGGCTTAACTGTCATCACTAGTTATCCTACAGACACTAGGAGTAAAATGCTTGCTGCAAATATATTCGCCGCAGCTATTGAGGAGTATGATGGTATGTCAGCCAGGTCCAAGATAGGCAAAGCATCTCCTGTATGGCATAGACTTACAGGAAGTTACCAAGACCCCTATCGTGACGGCAAAAAAGACAAACCTTCAATGTTGATAATGTCTAACATCGTGGAGACCTCCTCACATGTTAAGTTAGAGAAGCTTAGGGACTTGCTTGAGATTTATAGTGATATACCTAGGATAGTGGTAATGGGTAGTACAATGGACCCTGTTACTTTTATCGGCACTAAGCTGTATTGCTCAGTGGACAATGCTATTTACTTAACTGGACAGAACGTGGTACAAAAGACCTTACTGGATTTATAATGAATACTATATTCTATGTAGGCACTTTGATTTAAAATATAAAGCAAGGAAAAATCTCGGATGGAAGTTGAATCTATTCTTTACCAACCACATAGAACCTTAGAAGCGCTTGAGGAAGCTAGTTCTAGTTTTCAATTTGAGGACGTACATAGAACTCGTAAAGCTCGATTGAAAAGAAGTAAAGCCAGAGCTAAGCGTAAGCGAAGGAGTAGGTAATGTCTAACTTTGAATACCAAGGTAAAGGGTTCTATATGGCAAGAACTCAAGCTGGTTTGAAGAAAGCTATTAAGCATGCCGTCGGTGACGATGATTTTAGGAACCTTGCTATCGAGGGTTACCCTGAGAGTTACCCTTGCTTGGTTCACATATACATTGTGTACAGAGGCTCTAGGTCAATAGTTGTTGATGCCTTACACTTCAACACTTTACGTAAGGCAATGGATGAATCAGATGCTAATCATATTGCTAATTCAGAAATCGTAAATAACCATTTTGGCTAGACTCAGTAGCCGCACGGAGAAAATAATGACCGGAACTTACATAGGATTGAAACCTACCAAAGAATCAAAAGACGATATTAAGAAATTCGCTGAAAGCTTAGGCATCAAAAATTTACTACCCTCCGACAAGTACCACGTCACCATGTTATACGCTCCTGATGACGAAATAAAGTATACTGCTAAACCCAATCGCAAGTTTACTGCTCAGGTTACTGGAGCGGCGGTCTTAGGAGAAGGTAAATGGCAGGGTCTTGTATTGAAGATGCGGAGCGCAGAACTACATCGACGACACATGGCTATCAAGAAACTATACGGTGAGATTCATTCATACCCTGATTTCACTCTGCATATTACGCTTAAGTATAAGCCTGATACTAAGGACATCGAAGTACTCAAAGCACAACTGCCTGGAAGTATGAAGCTATCCTTCACAGGCGAGTACGTAGAGGAGCTTAAAGGCGATGGTTAGCCTAATTGCTACTAAATTTGAAACTGTAAATAAGTAGTATACAAGCATTCTAAGGATAACCTTAGGTACGATTAACTAAAGTAGAGAAATACCACCATGCAAAAAATTATAAGAACTGTTACTAAAAACCGATGGTTTGTTAAACGTGTCTGGGTCCCAATGACCTTCATACAGGAAGCTGAGGTATTACAAACCTCCACCGACCTCCCCTTAGCTACGTTACAGGAACCTACTTTCGAAGAAATAAGAGTAGGTTATGGACAGCGTGTTTGCTGTATGGTTGCCTTGAATCTTAAAAATCCAACACCTGTATTAAAGTACATGACTATAGATAGAGCGGAAAGTCTGTGGATCCGAGAAGCTACTAATTTAATTATTCAAAATAATCTTGCTTCATCGGATGATGGTGCTAGTCACGATGCTATGTTGTTACTCCGACGCTACTCCCTTGAGTACACGGCTGCTGAGGCTATTAACGATTTTTATAAAGATGCCTTATAGGGGAATAATATAATGTTAGACGAATTGAATACCTTGTTAGAGGATAGAGACTTAGATTTACCGTTTCATAAACGCCAAGTCAGTCGCTCTGGTAATAACTTAGCTTGGTTGAAGAAACATGCCGCAAAACGCAATCAAATAAGTGTAAGGTTAAAACAGTTACTTGATATGCCAATACAACAGCTAGTTGCGCAACAATAAACAGACGGGGGCCTACGTCCCTTAGTCTTCGATAGGAACCCTAACCCTATGTTCAATATTATGAAAAATCCATTATTAATCCCTTGCACGTCCCTGGTAGTTTACGAAGACCCTGAGACTGAGCAAAACTTACAGACTCAAATCGAGAAGATAAAGACTGACATTAACTACCTTCGGGATGCTTTGGACAAGGAGCAAGAATTCCGCGACACCATGTTCGGGGAACTTAATCCATCTTTATACGAAGAGATTGCAAAACTAGATGCCTTGACTGCAAGACATGAAGCTTACTTACACGAAGCTAAATCCCAAGTGACGGAAGGTACCTTCCGTCCTGACTTACTGGACGATGAGGATTTTATTGGCTGTGGCTCTGATAAAGACTTTATTGAAGGAACTGGTTCTCAAGAGCCTGACTTAGGTGGTAGGGAAACAAGAAAAGCCTGTGCTCGACTGTTTAAAAAGATCAGTAACTTGTGCCACCCAGATAAGAACGGTGGGAGTACGATACTTACTGATACATTCCATACGGCGTATGGAGCGTACAAATCCAATGACCTTGAAACTCTTGAATCCTTATGGGTTACTCTACAGGACTCTAAGTCTAAAATTAAGAGCAGGTCAAGCAAGGCTAAAGAGCGCCTATTGCTTTTACTGTCTGAGTACAAAAAGGTATATGCTTCGGTTGAGCGTGACTGGAGAGACTTCATGCAAACGGAAGATGCCTTAATCACTTCTATTTATAGGAAGTCTGGTACAGGTCCTGCTACTGATGCTTATCGTAGAATGATACTACTAAGTATAGGGGAATTTGAAAAGGCCATTGAGAATATTCGTGCCGCTTCAAGTAACCGCAGCGTCTACGATGATATAGATACTTCTTTTCAATCCGAGGGAGATGGAGATGGAGATGACGACTGGGATTGGGATTTGAATGAATCTTAAGAAGACCTACAAACAGTCTACTGTTTATTGATATATAAAATACGTACTCTAAGAAAGCCTGCACTTTGCGGGTTTTTTTGTGTCTCCTTTCCCTCAAAACTGACCTCCCTGTGTCTTTTTGCTAATTTAACTTTATGTTTAATAGGCTAAACACATCCAAAGGAGGAAGGTATAATGCCAATTGCATCACCAAACGCTTCTGCAGGCGTCTACACCCAGACTATAGATTTATCTCAGCGAGTTGCTGCGGTTTCTACTAGTATAGGTGCTATCGTCGGCGAAGCTCCAAAAGGGCCTGTACTAAAGACAACTTTAGTGACAGACCACGTAGAATATACTAGTAAGTTTGGTCACGGTACTCCAGGCAAGTTTGGATTTATGGCACAATGCGTAGACCCTTTCCTAGATGTTTCGAAACGCCTTCAAGTTGTCCGTGTAGTTAACGGTGCTTTAAGTGCAGGTGCTTATTGGACAACCGATGATCCAAATGCACATAACCCTAAGTTCGCCTTGAACAACTTCGATGACGGATCTAACAGACCTTTAGGTATTGAAGCTCCTGAAGACAACTTAGAATTTACGCCAGCTACACCGGGTGTAAGCTTAATACTGGCTGCATTTTATTCTATCGATCCAGGCAAGTGGAACAACAGTATATCTGTACGCATCCGACCTGCTAATCCTGATGGGGTTGCCTTACGTGGCAATGGGCACGATGCTAAATGGTTTTACGTCGAAGTGTTCTTAAACTACCAAGGAGGTGAATTTGAAGCTCCTTTAGAGAAGTTCCTGTGTTCTCGTGAGGAACAGGTTGACGGCGAAGGTAACCAACTATTTATCGAAGACGTTATTAATAACCCAACAAGCGGATCTAAACACATCCGTGTCCTTAATAACCCTTATTGTGAAAATCTTGATGTCGTTACAGATGCTTTCGAGCGTTTTGATGGAGGCTCTGACGGATTAAGAGTGACACAGGACCAAATAGCTTTAGCCTGGGAGTTGTTTGAAGACATAGATTCAATTGATGTAAACATTCTTATCAATGCAGGTTATGCTAATCCTACAGTACATCGTTCTATGGAAAGACTGGCAAGATTACGTGGTGACGCGTTTGCTGTGTTGGATATGCCATCAGATAAACAAGAGACCTCTGCCGCAAACGTATACAAGGTTAATGAACTTAACCTTGATAGCTCCTACGCAGGCTTATATACTCCTAATGTAAACGTTACGGATTCGAATAGCGGCAAGAAACTAAGTGTACCACCGTCGGGATTCATTGCGGGTGTAATGGCCTATACTGATCAACAACGGGGTGTGTGGTTTGCACCGGCAGGTATTAACCGAGGCCGCCTGAGTGTTGGAGGACTAGCCGTTCATTACGGCCAAGGTCACCGTGACTCTTTATCCGAAGTCCAAGTCAACTGCATAAGAAACATACCCGGCCAAGGTTTTGTTGTATGGGATCAGCAGACTACTCAGCGTATGGCTAGTGCTTTGCAGTGGGTTAACGTGCGCCGTTTAACAAACTACATACTTAAAGCAACAAGCTTAGCAGCACGTTACAAACTGTTTGATCCAAATGATAACCGATTGCGTACAGAATTACGTATGATGGTTGAGAAGTTCATGGATCCTATACGTACAGGACGTGGCGTATACGAGTACAAAGTTGTTTGTTCTGAGGTAAACAATACACCTGACATCATCGCCAACGGCGATTTAGTTATTGATCTATACTATACGCCTACGATTGCAGTTAAGCGTGTGCATGTCGCCTTCAACATAAACCCTACTGGTTCTCGCGTAACGGCCGACGAACTTTAAAACTAAAAAGCATTAGTAGTACCACTAGGGGAAGTACCTTCTAGTGGTATCTTCGTTCAACATAAAGAAAAAGAGGTTTTAAAACTATGGAACTTTTACTCCAGAGATATATAGCAGGACTTGAAGTAGTTTCTGATGCAGCTAACTTATCAGAAGAAACACCGCAGGTAATGCGTCGAACCAATACAAGCATAGGCAAAACTAGTACGTTCGTTTGTGCTTTAAAAGAACCGTGGAATATGATTCTTCCACTAAACGTTATTTGGATTGACTTTAATCCAAATAGTTCTACTTACCGCCATGCACTAAAGCGTGTCAGTAAAGATGCCGATGGACTTAACGCAGAGTATAATCATACTTGGGAAGTTCTTTATTACTTAGAGAATATATGGGACGAGCAGTTTTACGATACCGACGATTTATCTTCTATAGGTAGTGGTGAGACTGCGGGTGCCGCATCTACGACAGAGATGGGAATTGTACTTATTTCACATGATGCTCCCGATGGGTCTACACCTGTAGCCGTAGTTCAGGGTGACCCGCGTTTAGACGATGCGCGTGAGCCTTTACCTCATGAACATGCAGAGATTCCTGCAACTGAATTGCAACATGCGACAGGTGTTGTCGCTATTTCTAACGGTACTCCTGCCGTAGGCTCAGTACTTAAAGCTACTAGCTCTACAAGCGCAGGCTGGGGCAAGTTAATGGCAGCAGATATTACCGCTGCTCCTTAATTTAATTAATTCTGTAGGAGATTATGATGGCAGATGAACAGTTAAAGAGTTTCATTTCGAACTACTTGTATTTATCAGATCTACGTAATGTAGACAAGACTAATCCACTAACTTTCGAACTTGAACCAGATCACAGAACATTTTTGATGGTAAGTTCTTATGACGAACCTACTTTTTCGCAATTACCTTACAACGTATTATGGCTTGTGTGTGACCCAGAAGACCCTTGGTATAATACAGTATATCGTCGTACTAATCATACTAACGCTGATGGTAGAAAGAGTACGTGGGAAGAAATCACTACCTTTGATATGCTTTACGTAGTAGACCAATACTATCAAGCAATTAGTGATGCTGACCCATTTGAATTAGGTATTGAAGGTGAGTTCTCTTTAGGGCCTGCCTCAACTCTGAAAGCAGGTCTTATATTGATACCTGAAGTCCAAGGCGGCGACCCTGTTGTTGTTACTTTTGACTACCCTGGATTTTTAGGCGCCCGCACACCTAAAGAGCATACACATCCTGATAAGCCACGGACTATGGTACACATCGACGGAGAATACTCTATCGATGAAAACTATCCTGACTCTGTAGGCGATACAGACACCTTCGTTTCATTTGATTACTCTCAGCTTCCAGAAGAAGGTTCCGTGTTCTTCTTAACTGGGAATAACCCTGATCGTACGAACGAATGGTTCGGTGAGTGGCGTCTTCCCACAGAAGATGATGTAACGTACTTCATTCCTACTCTCATAGCTGTTGATGCGAGGCTAGCCTCAGGTGCAGTTGAGCTGGGTGATAACGCTACAGGTCAAGTAGAGGCCGACGGCGTATTCGATGATAACACTAGGGATATCAATCCTTCTGACATTGTTTGGACAATTGAAAATAACGCAGAAGGTATTACTATTGATCAGAGCGGTGTAATTACTATTCCTGACATAAGTTCTGATACTACTATAACCGTTAACGCTAAACTTGAGGATAAGTACCATCCTGGGACTTTCGTTAATGGACTCTTAGTTATCAATGTTAAAGACCTATTTACCCCAGTGGTTCCACAATCACTTGCAATCATAGGTAACGAGACGCAACCTGAGCAAACTACAGGCAGCTACGTGTTCCGTGTGACGTACTCCGATGGAGCAACTTCGGATATAACACCAGATACCGCTAGTAGCTCAGCACCTATTGCCACATTTGGTATTAACGGTGACTTAACTGCAATGGACATTACTAATGACACCCCTACAGTTTTAAGTGCGTCATCAGCTATCGAAGGTATTATACTTAGTGCCTCATTACCTGTTACCATACTGGCGGAAGTAATTCCAGTTAGTTTGACCATCACAGGTCTTGCTACTGTACAGGAAGAAGGCACTTACACCTACGATTTCGTCGTTTCTTACTCTGATGGAACTACTCAGGATATATCTATGGTAGACGGCGCTACTTCTAGTGACGTTACATCAGGTATATTTAATACGGATGGTGAATTAACTACTTTAGACATAGTTAATGATACGTCTATTGTCCTAGAAGCCTCATTTGCAGTTGACGGTATTCTACTTGATGCTTCACTAACTGTTAATATTGTTGCCGACTCAATTCCTTCGAGCATAGAGATTATAGGAGCCAGTAGCATTGACGAAGGTGAAACCGAATCTTATACATTCCAAGTTACTTATTCGGATAGCACAACTCGAATGTTAGATTTAGAGGACCTGGACTCATTCATTTCGGACAGTGTTGATTTGGTAGTCGCAGGTTCAGTTGCCTCAGTAGGTGATATTAATGCAAATGGTTCAGCCATACTGACTGTTAGTTATACGGAGTTAGGCCATACTATTACAGATACTCACAACGTTACTTTGGTAGCAGACCCCGTCCCTCAGTCATTAGTTATACTAGGAGCCAGTAGTATTAGAGAAGGTGAAACCGAATCTTATACGTACCAAGTTACTATGACAGATGGAAGTACCAAAATGGTTACTGTATCTGATTTAGCCTCTGATAATGCGGACTTGACAGTAGTAGGCGATGATGCCACAGTAGGTTCAATACTAGCTGATGGTGCCGCTGAACTATCCGCATCTTACACGGAAGATGGCATTACGGTTAACGCTACGCACCCTGTAGGTTTAATTGCTGCCTCAGCCCCTCAGTCATTAGCCATACTAGGAGCCAGTAGTATTGACGAAGGTGAGACCGAATCTTATACATTCCAAGTTACCTATTCAGATGGAACTACGTCATTGGTTACAGTCTCGGACTTCGCCTCTGATAATGTAGACTTAGTTATTACGGATTCTGACGCCACTGTAGGTTCAATACTGGTTAACGGTTCAGCTGGCCTAACTGCTTCTTATACGGAAGACGGTGTTACAGTCAGTGCATCCTTACCTGTGGATTTAGTAGCTGCGCCTGCACCTCAATCTCTGGAGATTCTAGGTTCTTCGACATCGATTGAGTCTGGTGTAGAGCTATATACGTTTAAGTTAACTTATTCAGATGGAACTACGTCTTTAGTTGATGTAACGGACTTCGCCTCTGATAATGTGGACGTTTCTATATCAGGTAATAATACGGCGACTGTGGGTTCTATTACTTCTGACGGATCGGCTATTCTATCTGCTTCTTACACGGAAGACGGTGTCACTGTTAGCGACACTCATGAATTGACCTACGTGGCTAATGCGGCTCCTACGTCCCTTAAGATCATAGGTGCAGACACTATACAGGAAGGTGACCAAGAAACGTTTACGTTTGAAGTTACATACTCTGATGGTTCTACTTCATTAGTCTCAGTGGCTGACTTTTCTTCTGATGGAGCTGCAGGCGTAGTCTCAGATAACAGTGTGGTTACTGGTGGTGATATTGACGCAGATACTTCGGTGGTACTCTCTGCTTCTTATGAGGAGGATGGGGTCTCTGTTACGGACACACACAACCTTAATATTGAAGCATTACCTGTACCTACAAGTATGGAGATATTGGGCACAGACTCTATAAATGAGAATGACTCCAGTACGTATACTTTCCAAGTTACAATGAGTGACTCAACTACTAAAATGGTTACGGTTACTGATTTTGCTTCGGACGATGTATCTAAAGCTACGGTATTAAATAACACTACTGTTAATACAATGGACATTTCATCTGACACCACAGTATCCGTATCCGCTTCGTATGAAGAAGAAGGAACCACTGTTAGTGCTAGTAAGACAATTAACATTGTTGCTGATGTAGTACCTACCTCGATTGAAATTACAGGTCCTATTAGTGTGGATGAGGAGTCTATAACTTCTTATACGTTCCAAGTTACAATGAGTGACTCAACTACCAAAACGGTTACGGCCAGTACGGCAAGTGCCGACACAGGTGCCTTCTCAACGGCAGGTAGTTTTACTGCACCTACTGTTACCGGTCCTAGTAGTGTTGTCCTTTCCGCTTCTTACACGGAAGGCGATGTTACTGTAGATGACACACATGTAGTTAGTATAGGAAACACACTGAACCCATTAATCAGTATTTCGTTATCAGGTCTAGCTCAGTTGGATGAAGGAGGTAACACTACACCTCTGACTGTAACGGCAACATTTGAAGACTCCACTACGTCTGTCGTAACAGGTTCTTCTGACTACGTGATTTTATCTGGAGGTACTTACGGATCTATATCAGATAACATTGTTACCTCAGGTAACGTGACAGAAAACTCGAACATGGTGTTAGAAGCAACTTATACTATAGGTGGGGTTACTAAGACGGCCGAACACACTATATCAATTAGAGCTGTAGCGCCTATTCCTGTTAGCGTTGAGATATCAGGGCCTTCTGAGGTAGATGAAGGTCAGACTGGTAGTTTAATTGCTGTGGTAACTTACGATGATAACTCTACTGCGGCAGTAACTACTTCGGGTACCTGGTCATTTGCAGGTCCATCCGAAGGAGCTAGCGTGGATTCCAGCGGTATATTTTCTGCTCCTGCTGACGTAGGAAATGATACATCGGTTACTGTTAGTTTTACGTACACTGAGAACGGCACCACACTAGATGATAGTCACTCTATACTAGTTAAAGATATTCCAGTTAGTGGACTTTCTGCTGCTTGGGGTTATGACGAGTCAGGTGCTGATATTTGGCCATACACGCAAGCGTTTATAGAAGCTCTACCTAATAAGTTAGCTTCGCCTGTTATAGGTCAGACGTTGACGTTTGGTACTAGTGGACACACCTACTTGGCTATACCTGAATCGGAATTATCCCCAGGTAAAGCCTTGTGGTACTATTGGAACGGAGGAACAAATCCTAGTATTTTGGGTGGAGCTACGTGGCCTCTTGTTGGGTTCTTGGGCTCCAATAAACCTGCTATCATTAGCATTGCTGGCGAGAACTGGCATATCTATCGTTCTGACTTCGCGGGCGTACTTGGACCTGATACTTACGCCTTTTTTGAAGACAATATGCCATCATTCTAAGGAGGTTGCTGTGCCTGTATTTTTACAATCGTTCCTGTTGCCCTCGTTTCCTCAGCTCCCCTTCTTACTTGAAGATAAATATTTACGTGGTGGCTTTCAATCTCTGACTACGTTAGTCGAACGTGATGATATGCACATAGTTAAGAAGAAGCCCGGTATGTTAGTCTACGTAAAAGAGACTAGCGCCTACTACCAAATGTCTGATGACCTCTCAGAGTGGCTTGACGCTTCTCTGGGAGGGGGCATCGGAGAAGTTGTTGCTCCGATGCTAATTAACGAAGACGGCGCCCTTGCCATCGACATCAATCGTATTTTACCCTCTGGAGGTTCGCCAGGGCAACTGGCTCAGAAACAGCTTGATGGTTCTATACAATGGGTTGACGCTGCGACTAATGCCGGAGCCCGGGGGACTTCCGAGTTGGAGTGTCCCTTACAGTTATCAACGGGTGAGGTATATGACTTTGAGCTACCTTTAGCTAAAACGTTAATGTTACTTAAAGTCATACTGAATGCCCCTGATATACAACTAACGGGATACACCACGTCCATGCGTGATGATAAGAACCCTTTCACCTTCATTAGTCACATAGACTTTATGCAGGATGAGGGTGTTCTTCTAGTCGATGCAAGCACTAAAGAGTACAAGCGTAGATTCTCGTTTATGGCTAACTTAGAAACACCTGTTAGTGATAAGCTTTATTTTACGTTTAAGAACTTGGGCGTGGCTCCTGTCACTCCCAAAGTAATTATAGACTATCTGGCCATGCAATAGGTCGAGGAGAACCCATAATGGGTATTAGTATTGAACGTAATAACTTTGTAAGCTTACAGCTTATGTGGAAATCCATAGTAGACGCTATGGTATCAGGAGGCTTCGAAGTGGAACTAGCAGCCGATGCAACAGGAGGTGTACTTAATATAAGTAGTGCAGGGACGTCCTACTCCGATAGTACTGTGTTGTACGTCCTTAAACCTACTACTGATGTTGATGCTCTTGCTGATACCCAACCTTGGCGTATAGTGATTCGCATCGAGAATATATCTGACGAGGTGGCTAACTCTTATTCAGTTAACGTAGTAACGCCAACTCAGATAATGTATGTACCGGGGTCGTCATTTGCTATAGCAGCACCTGATGAAGACAAGGAGCAAGGCTTACTTAACGTGGACGGGGATTCTACGGATTATAATCGTAGTTTCTTCCACAGAGAGCCTGGTTCTTCTACTTGGAGTTGTTTTCCCTCAGAAACAAATGTAGAAGCAGTACCTCTATCGTATCGTATATCCGTATCCGATCATGGTATTGTATTGTTTACTTGGGCGGAAGCGCAAGATAGAGCAGGCGATTGTTTTAACTGGTTCTGTATACAGAGAGCCGTAGATTCAGATGGTGTAGTTCTTGTAGACGGCCATGCCCCTTTATGGTGCGTGTTCTCTCAGGATGGGGGAGGCGGCTCTAACCTTGATACAGTTGACGCTGAGGGTATACGTAAGTTTGTAGTACGTGAAGACGATGTAAACGCACCTACAGAATCGGTTAGCGCTGTTGTACCTACAGCCGATTCCAGCCCTATAATAAATCCTATCCAGCAGGTCGCTATTAGCGAGAGTAATAAGTATATGTTGAACTTTCCACAAGGAATAAATACTCAACGTTACGCATACCCGCACCAACTGGATATGATATGCTATACGTCCGCAGATGTAATATCGCAGTACAGTGAGCCTTCGCTCCTTATCTACGGTGAAACACAGCCGCGGACGTATAAGGCTATGAATGCCAACTTCAAGGATAACAAAGGCATGCGAATGCTTATGTTGATCGTGGGTTCAGGTATTTCTGCCACTTAGTATTTGCATGCCTCAAACATGTAATTTTTAGTATGATATCTTGAAGTGGGATATCTAAATTTAATTCTAAATAAATTAGGAGTACCCGTAATGGCTACTATTGAAAAACGTAATCTGGTAGGAATGGAAGCAGTTGTCCAATCACTAGTGACAGACTTGGCCGCTAATGGCTTTGAGATAATGAACGTGAACGACAATGATAGCAATTTAACTATTGACGGTGAGTCGAAGCGAATTTTAATGCGACCTACAACGGCAGTAGATCCTCTTGCTATTGAAGAGTCTGATTCGGGGAATGCGTCTTATGACTCTAGACAACCTTGGCGTTTAATGTTTGAAGTAGATAACGATGAAGGTGGCTTTCGTATTTGGGCTAATACACCTACAAACGTTATGGTTGATAGTGCTACTAAAGAAGTAACTATGTCTAAGAGCGTAAGCGTAGGTGATACAGACTTCGCTACATCAGGTTTACTTACATATAAATCGTTAGACAAATCCGCGCAGAACACCAGAAAGGTTTTAGCGCCTGAAGGTGATTTAGCCTCAGCAGCTCAGAGTAAGTGCTACACAATGAACGTTGCTTATTGGGGAATCGATCTAACTAAAATAGATTACGAATCATTTCCTATGTCGTACCGTCTAACTGTTACGCCTCGAGGTATAATGGTAATGGTATGGGTAGAATCACGCGATAATCATGGTGCATCTTACGGTTGGTTCTGTATTCAACGTATGGTTGACGTTACAGGCGGAGCGGTATTGGACGGTAAAGCTCCTCTATTTTGTGTATTCTCTGAGAATGGTGGTGGTGGTGCTAGAGCTGATGGTACAGGAACTATAGCGTTAGACGGTACTACCTATGACGCGTTAAACGCTCCTGAGCCTGATGGTATTAACCAGTTTGTTATACGTGAAGGCGATATAAATGCACCAGATATTCCGCACAGTGCGGTAATTGACACAGCAGATGCAACCCGTATTATTAACAGTACTCAGCAAGTAAGTACGTCGGAAGATAACCAGTTTATCCTTAATTTCGCAAAAGGTTTAAATACTCAACGTTACTCTTACCCTCATGAGCTTGACCTATTCGCTTATACTTCTGCGGATGTTATTTCTCAATGGTCAGAAACTGAGGTAACCGTATACGGCGAATCTACACCACGTAAGTACAAAGCAATGAATGCCAACCACATTAACAACAAAGGTATGCGTATCTTAATGTTAGTAGAAGGCGGCGGCGTTTAATTAGGTAGTACTTTGAATAGGGGGTGTGTCTTTTAGTGAGGCACGCCCATTTCTTGTTTCCATAGGAATTTAGCTATGCTATACGAATTAGGTTATAGGTCAGGTGTGTCTCTCGGAGAAGAGGTAATTGGTCTTGAGTTCAAGGTAACTACTCAGTCACTTTCATCAGAAACTATGAGCGTAGACCTTGGTGGCCTGTCTGTCAATGGATCCAGAAAAGGGCCTAGCGCAGAAGTATATGCAGGTGATACGGTAAGCGTATACGTAAGCGCTTCTACTACTAAAGGGACCCCAGTCTTCGTTAACGTACTGCAAGACGGAATATTAGCAGGGACTTTTGTTGTAATATCCGAAGCAGTTTCAGGGTCTATCTTCGATGAAGAATATTTAGATCTAGAGCCTTATGAAGTTTTACCTGATAGTAACTGGACGGCATCACCTTTAAGGGGGATTTCTGTCTACGATAAAGTAGACTTAACCTTAAAGACTACGGTACCTCTCTCAGACTCACCTATATTAGATTTACCTGAATATAGAACACATATCCATGACTACCATAGAGATATGACGTATGTCTTGGACAGTACTGCCTATTTTAGGGATGAACCAATATTTAAGGGTATTATACCTACTGATTTATTAGGCCCAGTATCAGACTTTACCTTATTTGACACGGCTGGTGTACGCTATGGATTCGCAGTAGCCTACCGTAAAAGTAATAAGATAGTCATATTTGATGAATCTTATAATGTGAAATTGGAAATTGAATCTCAGGATCCTTTGAAAGTTTCAGGTACCGATGGTACTATTTTCATTTTAGAGAAAGGCGCTACCAGTTTAAGAAAGATTGAATTCGATGATGTTTTTGCCTATACAGAAACACCATTGGAGTACGGAATTGTCATTAAAGATTTCGTAGTGAACACCGAGACTATTAGTGCGGCCATTGTATCAGGTACTACAGTTGTCGATTTCGACGGTACTGTTTACTCAGGTATGTCACGTAACGCCTTCAAAGTTTACTATGAGCCTGTGTCGGACGTAATACTAGTTAACCATGGTCTTGAAGGTGGTCAGACTTATTTCAGAGGTGAGACAGGTCTTAGGACTAGAACTCTGAAAGAGACTAATATTAAATACCATACTTATACTGAGATTCGACGCGATGGAGGTACGGAGGTTATATACGTAGATGACGTAGGTCATAATCTGTATACCCAGGACATAGTCGACCCCCCAGGATTGGTTAAACAGGCCGCTACTACGGAAGGACCTTCCTACGGTATAGCGATACTAGGCAATTTAGTATTCATACCTAACCTTTACGCAGACATTGATTTAAAGATTCTTGATTATGATACCGAGCCTGACTTATACAATTTAGGTGAAAGCCAGTTAGGTTATGTAGGTACTGTAGTAGACTCCATCCCTGTCACGTTAGAGGGCATTAATGTAGATACCCAAGTATTTTTACCTGAAATAACCACGCAAGAGACTGAACTACTTGTAAACGGAGTCCCCTCAGGTAAGAGCGCCACAGTTGTGGCAGGTGATACGCTGGCTATACGTACAACATCTATACGAGAAACAGGTCAGGATGATTTAATTCCTGTTGTGATAGGTCAAACGATATATAGCTACACACTACTACCTAACACACCTAACATACTGCCCAGATATACAGTGTTCTTACCTAAGGTAGTAGCAGCAAATACTGAGATTTGTTTGGATTCAAATACAGTATTCGGACTAGGTTTAGGTGTAACCCAGACGGTAACTACGGATAATGGTTTACTCATGGTGAACGGAGATGCGGACTCTAAGGCCGCATCTGTGGATATCGAAGACGGAGATAGTCTGTCCTTATGTTTGACCTCAGGGCCGGATGCTTATGATGTAGTATCAGCCAACATTACATACGCGGATATATTCACGTCCCCTGTCTATATAACTACAGTTGATACTACAGTAGAGCCAAATCCTGTAGTAGCTGACTTGGACTTCCAAGACCCTGACTCTTTAGATATAATGAATAGAGTCCTCAATGTTAAATTAGGGCAATCTGTTATAAGCTCACCTGCTATAGTGGAGCTTACTGACTTTGATGCAGAAGTCGATGTAAAGATACCTGACATATATGATTCGTTCTTGGTAATTAACGGTATTCAGTTACCTGGCCATACAGCAAAAGTTAAACATGGTGATACTATATCCATAGGATTAACCTCTACGTTTAACTACCTGACTGACCATTCCATTCCAATGGTTCTAGGTAATAGTACATTTTATTTTATCGCCCAGACAATACCAGATTACGTACCTAATGGTTTTTACTTTGGTTTCAAGGAAAACCTGCACATAGCAGATAGAGTTTTATCTGATATAGTTACGGTAAGTGGTTTAATGGAGGGTACTTATGTCCCTCTTGTAATACCTTACGGAACTGTACCTATTATAGACGGCGTTAGACTTGATATAGCTAACCACCTTCTAGACTATAGAGGTGTCCTTACAGACGATTTCCATCATATAATTTCTAATGGATCTACCTTACAGCTTGAAGGATTCGCTAGACCTACTTACGGTGACCGTAATGTACTGGAAGTAACTATCGGCTATAGGACAGGCCTATGGGAATTATCTACTTTTGAAGTCGAAGAGTATGAAAGTAATATTCTGCCTGATGTAGTCTCAATAGACCGTCCTGATTATGCTACTACTTTCATGAGAAAGCCTGTTTTAGTAGAAAGAACTCTAAATACGTCTATTGTAAGTGTTAGTACACGACCAGTTTTGACACCCCTAAGAGTGGCGTCTATACCCTCCAAGGGCGCCACTATTAAAGCCTCAAAAGCTATCTCAGTCGTCAACCCATCAGTAAGTACGTATGCTGATACTTCACCTATATCAGCCTTAGTAGGCTCAAGTTCCGTACTAGTAGACAGACAGGGATCTATACTAGGATCTCTTTCATCGAGCAAGGCATTATCTTCAATTGCTTACGGCAAGAATAAGTCAACTTCTCTAGTTTCAAATAACTTGAGAAGAGAGACTCATGGCAGTAACGATGTGATGTCTCTTTTTAGAGGCGCACATAGGGAGCTAGTGAATGGGTACGAGGCATTTAAGTCAGAAGGGTCCGCGCCTAAGATAGGAACTAGGCACGACGGTGTGACTGTGTTTATCCATAACCCTGTAAGCTTTAGTGCGTCTGATATACGTGACCTACAGGCAGTTATATTTCCGGATAGTCCTGCGGCATTAATGCCGGCCATACCTTGGGCTAAAGACGAGCTTAGACAGCCTGTACTTGTCAGCTATAACTCGGATTCAACTATATATCCTAGAGCGGAAACTATTAAGTTTGAACGTTCTTTTGTTGTATATCAGGAGACACCTAATAACATTAAGGCTTACAGACCTGAAGCCATAGCCTACGATAACAGCGGATATAAGCGTGCAGCTAGGCAGGATACTATAGTAAACGTACATCCTGAAATCAAGTGGGCTACTCCATATAAATTTAATGCACCTGTTCCTCCTGCACTGGCAGAAAGAATTTTTAAAGTAATAGCCCCTAAAAAACCTGTCGCAGGACCTAGGTTATTTAAAGTATTAAAAAATAGTACAGTAGTAGTTGGAGCTAGACCTTCGATCCAATCTTACAACGTACATCCTGTAGTAGTAACCAGGTCTCCTATAGTAGTACCTATACCAGTACCTGTTAAATGGACTAGGCCTGATACCATTGTGCCTGATTACTCAAGACTTACAATATCGCGCCCTGACACAGTAGTCATTACTAACCCTACGGTTTATATGTCTTCTAAGTCAGAGGTCTTCTTTGATAAATTTACTGACAGCTATTTGGACGGAACATTTGAGACTGCCGAAATTGCAGAACAGGCAGCGGAAGCGAAAGGCCTTGTCGATAACGACTATTCAATAGTTCCGTATGGCGGTAGATTTATTTGGATTAGAGTTTTGCCCTGTGAAAATATGTGTTATGATTGTCCTCCAGCAGGATATATACAAGGCGGTTAATCTAATTTATAGTTATATATAAAAAAGGAATATTTCTATGTTAAGCGAATCCGCTAAGTTTGAAAACTTAGACCAATTCAAATGGTACACCTATACAGGTCGTAATAAGAATCTGGTAGCAAGAAAGCATGAGAGACTATTAGTGAAAGGTGCCGTATACGGCATGAAAGCCATTAGGGGTGATAAATTCTATATAGTCTTTCCTGAAGACTACCACATTGACTTTACGGTTACTAAGCGTGTAGGCCTTAATATATCTAAAAACTCTAAACTTAAGCGTAAGCCACCTCCACTGACTAATAACAAGGGAGAGGGAGGTCGTGCTTCTCGCACACTAGGGCCTAAAGGCCTTGGTAGAGTCCAAAAGGCCCAAGAGAAGTCTAAGTGGGATGCTACTTACTTCAAGCCGCAAGCTCGGGTAGGGGATGAATTGAAGAACGGTATAAGTTTCGAGAATTACCAATGGCGTAATTTTACGGACATAACTCCCATTAGGAAGCGTAATGGTACCAAGGTTGTTCACTCATTCCCAAAGAAGTCTATTGTAGGTGTCCGCTTCTTACGTGATAGTAAAGGAGCTAAACTAGTTACTACTGATGGTAAAGTACTTACTATAAGTAAAGAGCAGTTTGATATGGTACTTAACGCATCGAAAGTAATGCCTAAGAATAAATGGCCTGAAGGGACCATCTCTGTTGAAGAAATGGCTGAGAACCTTCAGTACGAAAAAGAATCGGACAAGGCCCGACGCATTTCTGATAGAAACCTAGCCAGAGCCGATAACGAAGCAGCTAGGCGTGAAAAGAAGAATCAGGAGCGTAAGAAGAGACGGGAGGATCAAGAAGCCATTAGGTCCGAACGCGAGAGATTGAAGCGAAGACTTGAGGGCCGTAAGAAAGAAGTCAATCTTACTATGAAACCTAAGACCAGTAAAGAGCTTGCGGATATATTAGTGCAGGGTAAAAAGCCTAAAGAGGACGAGGGCGTATTATCTGATATGGATCTGCAAGAGAATCTAGACGCCCTTAAGCAGATGGACTTGGATTCAGATGATACTCAGGACTACGATGACGAAGAGTCTGGAGGGGAAGGTGGTACTTCTAATGACTTCGATGATAGTGACCTGTCGGACGCAGATATGCCTGACCCTGAAAACCGTGACTTCGATGATAACGAATCCGATAAACTTATGGACGACCTTGACGAATTAATCGAGCAGCGACACGAGCAGGCATTTAGTTTAGGTGACCTTGACGGCGAAGACGAAGAGGAAGACCTTGACGAAGAGGAAGACCTTGACGAAGAGGAAGACCCGGACGAAGAGGAAGACCCGGACGACCTTGACGAAGAGGAAGACCCGGACGACCTTGACGAA